TTAACCCCTAACAACACATAATTTGGCATATTTTTGCCCAACAGTGGCCATAGCCGTCATCTCGGCGTGAGTAAACCTTGGCTTATTTTCCAATCCCCTACTCACTAAATCAGTATCAGATTTGAAAAATTGCAAATACCATTTATCAGCGCCAATAATCAACTGCCCCATCTGTTCAACGGCCTCAAGGTCATGCAAGCCAGGCACGAGGGTCGTTCTAAACTCATATGGTAGGCCTGATTTTTTTATGATTGCAATGCTTTCCTCAATATTTTTCAAATCAACGGTCACGGCGGTGACCTGCTCATATTTAGCAAATGGTGCCTTGATATCCATTGCCACGTAATCAAGTAAATTTTGACTGAGTAAATCCTTGAGCATAACGGAATTCGTCCCATTTGTATCGAGCTTGATCGCAAAACCCAAGTCTTTGATTTTTTTTATAAAAACTGGCAAGTCACGATGCAATGTCGGCTCACCGCCACTAATAACCACCCCATCTAGCTTGCCACGACGACTTTCTAAAAAAACAAAGAGATCAGACTCTATTATTTGCGAGTGATCTCTTTGATATTTCAACCTGCCGTCCTCAATGGGCCAGACAAGCATGGGGTTATAACAATACTGACAACGAAAATTGCAACCTTGGGTAAAAATAATAGCAGCTAATTTGCCTGGATAATCTAAAAGCGTGAGTTTTTCAATGCCACCTATTATCATACGAATTTTCCCGTCTCAGTTCTGAACTGTATTTTTTAACACTTACCTAATTGTTTGTCGTAAGTCTGACGATCACCGAACTCGCTCTTTTTGCCCAAATTCCAATTGCTAGTCGGAGTGATCCAACCGACAACGCGACTATAAACGGTGCATTCTTGTCTTTGTACTTCCTGTGGAGCCATACATTTTGTTTGTCCCTCTTTGTATTGAACGGGATTAGATTAATTTTTTAATATTTTAATTAACTAACTGTTTAATTATACCACACCTTGCTACACTTTTTAACATTCCTCGCAAGCCTCACCCAAATTGACTGCCCTAACAACATCCACCTCACCATGAAAACCTAGCTCCTCATCACACTTTGGACAATAGCGATGCTCACCACTCAAATAGCCATGTTTAGGACAAATTGAGAAGGTCGGAGTAATCGTAAAGTATGGCAATTTATAGTTCTCAGCAATTTTCTTGACTAGCATCTTACAAGTCTCTGGGTCGTTAATTTTCTCACCCAAAAAGCCGTGAAGAACCGTACCGCCAGTGTATTTGGTTTGTAACTCATCTTGCATATCTAGCGCCTCAAAAATGTCATTGGTATAACCAACTGGTAAGTGCGTCGAATTAGTATAATAAGGCGCCACACCCTGCTCCTTCCAAGCCTTTTCATTGGCCACGATTAGATCAGGATGCAATTCCTTGTCTTTCTTGGCAAAGCGGAAAGCAGCACCTTCGGCTGGTGAAGCCTCTAAGTTGTAAAGATTGTTGGTCGTATTTTGATAATCCATCAAGCGTTCACGCATAAAGTCCATAGCTTCCAAAGCAAATTTCTTGCCCTCAGGGGTGGTCATGTTTTCACCGGTAAGATTGAGCAAGGCCTCGTTCATGCCATTGATACCAATAGTATTGAAGTGATTTTGCCAATAAGTACCGAAACGGGCATAAATATCGCCTAAATAAAATTTTGAATAAGGATAAAGACCAGTATCAGTAAAGCGCTCAATAATTTTGCGTTTTATTTCTAAACTTTCCTTAGCTAAATCCATAAGGCGTCCTAATCGATCATAAAACTCTTCTTTGGTCTTTGCCAAATAACCAATGCGTGCCAAATTAATCGTTACCACACCGAGTGAACCAGTCAAAGGATTAGCACCAAATAAGCCGCCACCACGCTTGCGTAATTCACGATTATCAAGACGCAAGCGACAACACATTGAACGCGCATCATCACGATCCATATCTGAATTTATAAAATTTGAAAAATATGGAATACCGTATTTAGCAGTCATTTCCCAGATCGGTTTCAGGACTGGATTTTCCCAATTAAAATTCTTGTCGATACTGTACGTTGGAATCGGAAAGGCAAAAACCCTTGAAGTAGCATCACCTTCGATCATCACTTCGGCAAAGGCTTGATTGAACATGTCCATTTCTTTCTGGAAATCGCGGTATTTCTCTTCCATATACTTTCCGCCGATAATAACATGTTCATCCCCAGTCATTTTTGAAGGGGTGACATCAAGTGTCACGTTTATAAAAGGTGTCTGAAAACCAACCCGAGTTGGCACATTCACATTAAACATAAACTCTTGTAAGCACTGCTTAACATCTTTATATGACAAATTATCGTAACGAATAAATGGCGCCAAATAAGTATCAAAACTCGCAAAAGCCTGAGCGCCAGCTGCCTCACCTTGCAAGGTATACAAGAAATTCACCACCTGACCAAGCGTCGAACGAAAATGTTTTGGTGGCTTGGATTGCACTTTTTCTGAAACACCAGCAAAGCCTTTGAGCAAAACATCCTTCAAATCCCAACCGCAGCAATAAGGCGCGAGCAAGCCAAGGTCATGAATATGAAAATCAGCATTAACGTGAGCATCACGAATAGCCTCTGGATAAAGCTTATTTAACCAGTAACGAGCGGAAACCGAAGATGAGATGTAATTGTTTAAGCCTTGAACCGAAAAACTCATATTTGAATTTTCTTTCAAGCGCCAATCAGCTTGACCCAAGTAATCTTGCATTAATTTTTCCTCATCGATACGAGAATTTAACTCCCTAAGTTGTCGATGCTGATCGCGATAAATAATATAAGCTTTTGCCAGTTCTGTATCCTTACTCTCTATTAAAACCTCTTCGACTACATCTTGAATTTCCTCAACTGCGGGAATCGAACGAAAATGAAATTTCTTGGCGACGCGCTCAACTGACAAAGCCGTTAAACGATCAGCCAATTGTTTGTCTGGACGACCAATCGCCTCTGTTGCCTTATAAATAGCACTGACTATCTTGGCTGGATCAAATTCGACAATGGCGCCAGAACGTTTGCGGAGCTGAGTTATTCTTGTATTTTCTTGTTGCATGGGGTGTATTAAAATTTTGCTTTTAAACTTAACTTAACGATAAATTACTTCTTATCTTTGCCAACCAATTTATTTAACTCTTTTTTGAATTCAGCCAGATCCTTGAACGACTGATAGACACTGGCAAAACGGATATAAGCAACTTTATCGATTTTTTTCAGATTTTTCATAATAATGAAACCGATTTGATGACTAGTTACCTCGTTTTTACCGCTAACCTGTAAATCGCGCTCAATGGCATGCACTAATTTTTTAAAAATCTCATCGGTAATTGGCCTCTTTTCAAGTGCTCGCTTCAGGCCCCTGGTTAATTTTTCTCGATTGTAATTTTCCCGCCTGCCATCACGTTTAACGACCACTAGCTCAAGAATTTCTAACTCCTCATAGGTCGAATACCTGAAACCGCATTTTAAGCACTCTCGACGGCGACGAATCGAAAAGCCATCGGTCGCAACGCGAGAATCTATAACTTTGGTGTCTTGATGATAACAAACTGGGCACTTCATATTTTATTTCTATTTTTGAGTACAAAAAAACACCATATTTGCTTCAAATAACCTAATATTTTGAGCCAATGTTCGGTGTTTGATATGAGTCTGCTAAATTATCATGAGATACCATATCTTGTGCTTCTTGATTTAAGTATACCACCATATGTGGTAATAACAAGCCCCTGTAAGTACGCTAAAATTCGTGGTTTTCCAGAGTTATTAACAGGTGATATTTATAATTTTATTATTTTATAAATATTCACTAGATTTATAATAAAAAATCAATTTTTTTATAGAAATAAAATTACCACTTATTCAATAAAACCGCTTAGCGCGGTTTTATTGAATATTTACGTCTTAAATTAAACACTTATCGCCCATCTGGCGCTAAAATGACAATTCATACCTATATAGCTTTTATTTTAGCGCCATCGCAATGCTGCGCACGAGATTCCAGTCATTCTGATTTCTAGGACCATCCTTGTAAACTGTCTGATATTTTGCCAAGGCTTCTTTTTGTAATATTTGATCATTATCAGCAGAATTGGACAAGCCATAAGCGATTATATTCAATTGTTCACGACTTTTTTGATCATTTTTTGGCCTCATTTTATATACTTGTTCATAGCGTTTTTCCGCCCAAATATTTCTACCCTTAATTAAGTGATCTGGAGTCAAACCATTAGCTATTCTCAAGACGTCAAACCAATCTTGTGTAGAATCTGGCAATCTTCCATAAATTGCCTCATAAGATTTAAGGAGATAATAGCGCTTATTCCAACTTATTTTTTGACTACTTTTTGTACCATAAATAATAAACGTGTTTAACGTGTTAATTTGAGTTTTTTCTGTCATTTTTAGTCCGAAATTTCTGATATATTTTTTCAGGCCATATCGCTCACTCATAAGGCTACGCTTAACTCCCAAAGTATTTAAATATATTTTTTTATTTTCCTGACTATTAATCAACGCTTGTGCCTCAAGAGTTAGGCCAACCTCTTGATTAATTATTTTTACACCCTGTATTTTTTTTGGCACCACGGAGTCGTTCATTGATTGAATTTTTACCGTTGTTACAGGACTACTAACGCCAAATCTAGTATAAAATTTTGCATACAGAGTTTTAATCCCTTGGCCACTACTTAAAAGCCAGTCGATGGTTTCGTGATATGCCTCAAGACTAGCATTCTTAAAATTACTAAATTCTGAGATTGCAACTTTTGACACATCTGGGCCACCGATTAATTTTAATCTAATTATCTGGTCGTAAGTCTTTGAGATTTTTTCACCCGCCCTATTTATAACCTGGATAGCAAATTTCTCAACCTGCCCTTCAGTACCAACTGGTGGACGAGGCGGTTTATACATATCAATATTAATATTAATACTAAAATCAGAATCATAATTAATTAATAATGTACCAGATTCTGCTAACTTAAAATATTGATAAACTTCTTCGCCAAAATTATTAACAACCAAGACTCGATCATATAGGACACCATAAAACTGACTGCCACCCTTGGTAATCTTAATTTTATAACTACCATTTTGATCATAATCCAACCCGACCTCACTAAAGGTGGAAGTAGCCACATCTTTAAGAAACAACTTATAAAATGAGCTGGTGGAATTAAGTGGAAGTAGGGTTATGCTAAAAAGATTAGTCTCGAGTTTTTTGGCCGTAATGGTTAGTTGTGGCTGGTTATCAGTTGCCAAGGGCATATAAAATGCTCCTGCCGTTTTTTGATCAACCTGATTTTCCCCAGGAGTACTAGTTAAGTCAAATTGCGCCGCAGCATGATCAACAATCTCAATCTCATTCGCAGCCGCCTGAGAAACATTAATAAACTTCAAGCCTACATTATCATTGTTCTTATTATAATTAACAATCAAGTCTAGTAGCTGAACATCACCCGGGGCTAAATCATCTGACAAGGAAAATCTAACTTCGGTGGTAGTAGCGTGATTAATAAGCTCTTCAGCACCGGTCGTTGCAATCATTATCGCATTGGGCAAGAATATAGAGGCCTTGGGCTGATAAGCAATGGCTGAACCAACATTTTCTAATCTCACCTTCAAGCGAACGAAATTTTCTTCATGCGGTGATAATTTTTGTGTCGATAGTTTTTCACCAGTCGATTTACCGATAATTTCAGCAGAATAATTAGTTTCTAGATTTGCTCCAGCGGCCCGGACAATCCTGTATTGCGGATCGCTCATGCGTGCTGATTTTGTGAAAGAAAATGAATCAGTATAATCACTCTTTAGATTCTGATTAACCTTATTGTCTCCGTAGGGCAGATAAACGGAATGAGATCTTACGAGAAGATACAAGACGGCAGTATCAGGACCGCTGATTTGAGGAATTGGAAATTCACTAATTCCATTATCAGCCAAGCTTAAATTTATCTTTTGATTACCATTTTCAAGACTGGTTGTTGAAAAACTATAAGCTTCACCAAAATCATTACGACTATAGAGATTTTTTAAATTGGATTGTCGCAAAACCGGATTATTAGCAGCCGCGCGAAAGTTCTGTAATTCAGACCAAGAAATTCGCTTCACCGTCAGCGGATCAACGCCGTTCGGCATCTCATCGATTACAGCAATATTATGCGAATAACCACTAGTCCGAAAAACTTTACCCGCTCGACTGCCCTGATCTGTCGCATAAGGCACGCCAAAACGGATACTGGGTAGATTTAATTGATAATCGTGACTAACCGGATCATGTGGATGGCCAGGATATTTATCAAAAAACTTTGGCACTAACGAAACATTTATATCATAGGTCTTACCGCGCAGACTAGCAGGTAAATCACTGGAAACCTTTAAATCAATTGCGTATGTTCCCTTATAACCGTCGCGGATAGTTGTAACATTAATATTATCAAAATCAAACAAGATGCCGGGCGTACCAACATTGTGCGTCGAGGGCATAATCTGCACATAATCACTAATCTCAAGTGGAATAGCGAAGTTTAGAAAATTAAAGCTTGTTGGCTGCTTTATCGCGTGCTTAGTTTTAGACAATAAATCATTGGCACTAATCGCTTCAGCAGGTAGATCAATTGACTCGATCGCCATCTGCCCATCAGTGCTTTTAATCAGATTCCAATCATAACCAGAATTGTTAAATAATTCTAACTTGACTGTCGTCGTATCGCCAGGCTCAAGAATACTACCATTAGCTTTAAGATTATTGGCCACACCAACTTGAATGGACGTGACCGCATCACCAAAACCATAATTCTTTAGATATGGCGATTCAGTAAATTCTCGATCGGTCTCAACTTGATCGGCAATGGTAATTAAATGATAAATATCAGAATTAAAGGTCGGTACCTCAACCGGAATGATTTCTTTGTTCATGGTTATATTACTTTGCATAGCCTCAATAACATTCACAACATTATCAAGCACCAGAAAGGAATTTGGTCCATTGGCCGGATTCCAATAGGTAAAGCGGCCACCGTCATTAATTTTGGCAAAGCCCTCAAAATTTACCCCAGAAATCGGATTAAGCTCAGAAACAATATTTATGGTCTCTTTGGCGCCACCACGCAAACCCACACCAAAATATAGCCAATCTTTAGCATCGGTCTTGACCACATTGTTAAACTCATGAATTGTAGCTGGGTCATAAAGCAAATTACCACAATTATACTCAGTCAAACGAGCATCATTTTTCTCTAAATCTGGCGCAATCGGCACCACATTATTAACATAGACATTATTTGGATAGACAATTTTAGAATTAACTGGATCGACTTTCGCTCGACTACGATTAAACAAACAAGCATAAATATTGTTCATGGCTGCAGCCGCTTGCGGATAAGTTTGATCCATTTGATCAATGCGCACCATTTGTGTACCGAGCAACGATGACTTATCAATTGAAATACTATTTATGGACGCCTGCCCGACCAAAAGGGTATCATCCTTATTTTGCAAATTATCGCTCATCCAACCAGTAATCAACTGCCCATCAACATTATATAGTTGTGATTGGTAATTAGGATTATAGGACAAGCTATAACCAAGCCCCTTGTAAATCGGCTGTGCGACAATATTATGAGGCCGTAGTAAACCGTTGCGAACATTATCCATATTTGGTAACAGGTTGTCCATATGATACGAATAGCCCTTGGAAAAGGCGCTATCGTCATAATCATAATGAGTCAGGCTCCACATGGGCTCAGTAATATATCCCGTCGGATAATAATCAGCCACGGCTTGAGAATAATTCCAATTTCCTACCTCGCCCGAAGGACGTCGTGAAATTGTCGGCGTAGTACTTGATATTACAGGGCAATTATTTTCATGCTCACAGGTCGAAGCAGTTTTAATTTCATCACGCTGAATAGGAGTCAAAAGCTGGTTGCTAACTAAATCCCCTTGGCTCTGGTAACAAACGCCGTAAGTTGCAATATTTGATCGATGCAAATAGGCGTTTGCGACAGTTGTTGAGGCAAAAAAATTTGAAACGGGCAATACAAAATACTTACTAGATAAACCGTTGGCTAAATTAGCGTTTAGCAATACTTCGTTCGCCTTGCAAACTGTCGGCTCAAAATATTTTGGATAATTATTAAGAACTTTAACTTTGTATAGTACCTCTGCCTTTCGGTCACTCGCCCACTCAAGCTGTCGAGCACCAGAGGCTTTGTCACGTACTTCAAAGGTTGTGTTCATCATAAAGTTACGCAAAGGTGGTGGGATTGGCGGCACATCAGGCATGACCGTCCGAATCGGGGTTGACCACTGTCGCTTCCAAATATCCTGATAATCAACCCGAGCTGTTTCCTGGCTTGAGGGAATCACTTGCTTAATCCCAGTTTGTAAATATTCACGAAATGGAATCGAAGAGGCACCAATATTAGAAAAGGTCGAAAAACCACCATTACTCAAAACTAATCCTGGATCTGAAACTGGATGATTTTCCGCATAACCATAAACAGTTCGATGAGCTGCTAACTCTTGAATGTAAACACCGTAACGAACAAAAGGCTCAAAGTATTCATATTTTTGGAAATAACTTTGATCACTTTGTGCACCGCGTTTTAAGCGAAATTTCATAACCAAGCTCGGCAAACTCAAGAAAGGCTTTTTAGTTAATTCCAAATTATCAACAAAGACTGCTGACGTATAAACTGTCATATCTCCAGGACGACCGATGTCATAGTCAAGCTTTTCCAGCCCTGCTGTAATTGTAATTGGCTTATCAGTGTTAAGCCCTTCAAGATTTAAACGCAAGACATCTGGCTTGCCATTAGTCTGGTCCGGCATCTTACCACGAATAAAATCAACCCTAATCTTACTAGTGCTTGCTTCAAAATTAATCTTACGGACAGCGACGTGATCAGCGGATAAAGTAATTAAACCGCTAGCAATTGGATCAGCAGAAAAATTTACCCCATTAGGCAAAATAAAGGTAAAGCGCCCACCCTTCGGATTTGAACTCTGATCAAGTAGAAAATCAACTGAATGGGCTTTTATAAATTTAACCTCTGGGTAATTTTTATATTCTCCAGTTGTCGTGCTAAAATATGCCAGATCGCTAGCCTCTCCAATCTGGTCCTCACTGGCCACCGGAAATAAGTAATGAGAAACTTTAATTTTACCACCCGAGTAATTTTCTATTTGTGAATAATCTATTTTGGTCTTGTTATTCTTACACTGAAGGGCATTGTCATATTCATTGGCCTTAATCCCGCCAGCCTTCGTATCATTGAAATATCCAGCAGTCAAAATACCTTTAGCATTACCGCAAGTTGAACTGGCGAAACGATCAATCGTCAAATACGCATTTTTATCAGTAATGCCTTCAGGCAAGGGATAATTTTTGTTCGGATAAAAATAAACATCATTGCGAGCAAAAATCAAATTTTTCTTGGCCACTAAACCTTTTTGTAAATCAACGGGAATATTGCCACCATAATAACTAGCAGCTCCATTGGGCTTGGTCGTGTCAATGTAAACAAGTTGTCGTTGCGTTGCCTGCTCATAATAATTACTAGCATCAGCAAAATATAATTGTTTAGCCGCCAAGCTTTCACTATTTACTGTATAGGCATAATCTTTGCCAATAATTTGCTCAATACTTTGTCCCTGGCAGCCAGTCGCTGCCGGTAAACCAGCTGCACTTCGATTCATTAATATTGTTTTGACGGGCGTATCCCAGTCAGCTGACAAAGTGACGTCACTACATTTTAATGACTGATAATCTATATAATCATGATCTCGTTGACCCTCAAGCGAATTTATAAAGGGAAAGACAAAAGAATTTGCCGTTTTTCTGGCTTGATAATAGTTATCAGCAAACTCCAACGTATAGGCAAGAGAGCCCTGATTATTACCGTCGACCACGGGTGAAATTAGTGGCACAACCGCCACATGCTCCACCTCATTAGCATTAGTATCCTCTTTGTTTTCGGCCGTTAAAACATTATCTATATAAACCCCCTCACCCTTCAGAGGATAGAAACTCGAGGGATCAGGATTGTACTCTGACCTTATCTCGGCACCACGATAAGCCGTCAAATAACTACCGCCCGTCTGTAATTCCTCGGCTTCACCACTGGAGCGCAAATAAGTTATTTTTGCCGCCGCCGCCAGAATACCCCATTTTTTCTGTGTAATCGCAGCGTCGACTATCTTAAATTTAAAATCATAAGTCGTTGAAGCAAAACCAGCCAACGCAGACTGCGTACAGTCAATTTTTGAACTATAAAACTGGTTGTTCAGATTAGTCAGTATGCAACCGCTTGGTAAACTTTCCTGATCGTCAACTGAAATGCCTTTGGCTACATTAACAGAAGCCAAGACATTATGAATCGGCTGATTGAAATAATTAACAAGCTTCAACTCTCCGTTGAGAATTACATTGGACTCAAGCGCAGGTATCACCGTCTCATCCAAGGCCGGATTAGTCTTTTGAACGACTTTCAAATTTGCAATAATGTCCTTAGACATAGCACCAAAGACAGCATCTAAGACATAAGGATAATATTTTTCCGCACCCGAGGCTGGCTGTCCAGCCAAAATATAGGCCCCGCCCTGCCCAAACTTTTTATAACCAAGAGCCAAGGCTTGACCAACTGGTGTTGAAGTGGCACGCAACGATGTTCGGTCCTGAAAATAATAATTACTATCACCGAGTAAATCCAAATTAGCAATATCTATCAAGTCCGGATCAACTTCTGGTCGCACGAAAAACGAAGACAGGAAGTAAGTATTAAAATAACCATTTTCCGGAACTTGACCTAATTGCAACAAGTGGCTTTCAAAATCAACACCATTTGTAAACAGTAGCCGACCCTTATTTTGTTTATGCTTTATAAGAATTTGTTGCTCAACAGAGTTTATAGCCAAGATGCCTGCCTGCTCGAGCAGGAGGCTTGATTTACCAGAGGAAATTACCACTCCGCCCTTGTTTACAAAATCACTGATCGCCGCTAAACCACTCGAGCCGAGCTCGGCAATCGTTACGCCCTCTAGGCCCGAGGTAATGTCAGGTAAAATCAAGATCTTAAAAAAGGGGTTATTAGCATTTAATAACTTACCACCCTGAATATCAGCCGCATTCAACATAACCAAACTTGAAACTTCCTTATTGGGAACGTTGCTATCATTTTGGTAAGCTTGAAAATCTGCGAAACCGTGAAAACATTGTTCATGTTTAGCCAGATAAGTGTGCAAAATGTGGCAATAGGCCTCAGATTCATAAGTCAAATGACGATTTTGCCCATTAGTTATTTTGGAAATATCAAGTATGGCCATCGAACCATCATACAAGGCCCGAGCACGGCCAATATCAATTGTCGTTGATGATTTCAGAAAAGCAAAGGCACTGGCCCCTAATTCAGACAGCTTTTCCGGCTTTAAATCAAAAACAGCACCACCAAAAAATTGGGTGCTGCTGCCATGTTGATATGAAAAATTCTCAGGATAAAGTAAAAACTTAGAGCTATTAGGTAGAATTTTTTTAGCGATAAACTGGTAAGCGTGCTGCAACTTGCTGTAATCACCTGATTCTACCTGATCAGCACCAAGACCGATAATTGTCGGCTCATTAAGCGCGGAACCCTGCCCCGAATTAACACCTGTAATAAACTTTTCAGCTAAAACAATCGGAATATTATTTACTGTCAGACTTAAAAGCAAGAAACAATTAATTGCAAATTTAAATTTTTTAGAAGTATTTTTCTTCATATTGATTAAGTTAATAAATGCTGAGTCCAAAATAAAGAGCCCCCAATGAAGGCTCATGACTGCTTTGAACACAATTGCTCGCATTTGCAAACAAAAAAAATAGTTCAAAGTGACCGGTTGCGCCACTGGCTCCATATAATCCCAGGCGCCCAATATGGATTATAATTCATTGCCTTCACTTCTCTTATTAGCCTATTCCTGAATAATTAAAATGTCAAGAACATTTATGTCTCAACATCAAGTAATGTTAATTACTCAATAAACTTATAAATTAATTATTCAATAACTCAACTTGGATAACTACAATTACTTAAATAAACAAAAAATAGGGTGTGCCCTATTTTTTTATAACTATATTTACTTAAAAAACCAAGTGCCTGACTGCGGCGATAAATTACATCATTTTTTTCCGAATAAATGCTGGATAGCACTTTCTTTCTGATGAATTGCGAAAATCCACTATAATCTCACTTGGATTTTCAATTTACACCTCAATTATAGCATACGGGTGGGGGTTGGCAAGTCCAACCCCCACCTTTTTGGCTAAAAATTCATCAATCTTTTATGAATCTGCTTCAACTCCGGATTAACATAATGAGTGTATACTTGAGTACTCCGCAGATCACTATGCCCCAAAAACATCTGCACCGCCCGCAAGTCTGCTCCATTCTTCAACATATGAGTGGCAAATGAATGCCGAAAACTATGCGTAGAAATGTCGCTTCTTAACCCTGCCAACTTAACATACTTCTTGACCACCTCCTGAGCTGACCTCTTGCCAATCCTGCCTTTATTAAGCTCGGTCCATTCATTTCGCCTTCTGGTGAAGGTAAACAGTGCTGGGTAATTATCCTCTCTAGTTTTTAGATACTCACCAATCCAGTAAATCGCTCTATCATTAAGATAGACTGTTCTAATCTTATCAAACTTGCCCTGCACTATTATCTCCCCATAATTTATATCAATGTCCTTATTAAGCTTAATCATTTCCTCAAGTCTCATGCCAGTCGCAAACAAAACCTCTAAAATCGCTCGATTTCTCTTGCCCTCATTATTAAAGGTATTAACTGTACGAACCATTCGCTCAAATTCATCCTGATTGAAAAAAATAATCCGATCATCTGCCCGCACGCCCTTTGGCACTCGTGATGGGGCTAAAGCCTTAATTCCCTTTTTCTCCATGTATATCAAAAACATCCTAATCATCTTCAATTTCTCACTCACAGTGGATAACTTAATTTTACGATTCTTTTGATAAGCGTGATCCGTGTCCAATAAATGCTTCTTGTATTTCAAAACCAAATCCTCGCTTATTTTCCGAACCTCGAGATCACCTGTCCATTCATAAAAATGTCGAAAATGATGCTCGTAGTTTGCAACTGTCTTTTTTGAATGATTTTGCTCCACCTCACACCATTCAAAGAATTTTAGCCCTGCTTCCGATATCATCATACAATTATCACATCAACTAGATTAAGGCTCTCGATTGCAAAGTCGGCCAAATTGATGATCAATAATGAAAACATCAAAGCACCGAATGCCCTTTGAAATAACTCCACCCGACCTTTAAACCTTTGCAGGCCTGTCTTTGGCCTGAGGTAACTGTTACTAATCACCTCCTGCACTTGATCGACTGTTAAATAATGCTCTTTGCCACAGTCATGACACTCACCGAGAAAAATTTTCCCGCCATAGGCATAACGGCCCAAGGCTTTGTGGTTTGCTTTGTTCATAACACCTTTTAGCCAAGCAACAAAATAACACTAATATATTATTAATGTTGCCCGTGCTATAATTAAATCAACCTAAATGAAGAGTGCATTCTCTTTTTTAGGCGAGAAAAGGCGGACTTTTAGCCGTCTTTTCGGTTAATAAAAACTTATCCGGGGTAGATAGTAACGCTTCCCACGGATAAGTCAAATTAATGCCCTTAATTTGACATTAACTTGCCAATATAGCACATTATGGGCATAATTCCAGCAAAACCCTTGACAAATAGGCACTTTTGTGATAGCGTAAAATATTCAGAATCACTGAATTGAACCTTAAAAACAACTACTCGGGAGGATACAAAAATGAATATTTTAATTGTCGGCAATGATTATCATGAACTGGTCAAAATTGCTCGAGAAGCCGAAACGACTAGCAACAAATTCTTTTTTGCCCACACCTACAATGATGCAGTAAGTATTCTTGGGTGGATCAAATCTGAACATATCAATCCTGAAAAAATTGATGGCATTATCACCTACCTAAACTTTCGCAGATTCAATGAGTCGGATTTTGCTAGCGGTAATTTACCATTTGGACTTGTTATGATGTTTGAAGCCAGGACAAATAATATACCTTGCGTATTGTGTGTCGATATTGATCCCAACAACAACGATGGCTGGGAATACAGACTAACAAAAAGCATGCTAAGCTCCAACATTATCAAAGAAGATAATCTCGCCTGCGATGGTGAGTCAACAACGGCAATTGATAAAATGGCGAAGTTGCTAATAATCAATCAATTGCGCGCGGATCTAAATGAACCGATACAAGGCTAACTACGAAAAAACCTCGAACTAAAAAAGGAGTAACTGTTATGAACGTAGATACAAAAGAAACTCCGTTCTTTGTTTGTCCGACTGGTTGTGAAAAAACTACTTTCTATCAGGATGGCACACTTGAGGTTACAAGACATTTTTCAAGTGAAGGTGAAAAACTGGAAAGCAGTGATAATGAATATGGCTTCACTCCTAAAACTGAAATGAAATGCCGCAGATGTGATGCCGTGGCTGTCAAAAAGATTAAAAGAGTGACTATCACAACAGTCATCGAATAGACAAATAACACCCCGCCAATCAAGGTCGTCTAAACTAAAAACCTCGAACTAAAAATTCGAGGTTTTATTATATCTAACTATTTTATTTACTTCTGAAACTTCTTCTGACAATCAATGGCAATTTTTATGCACTCCTCCGGATCATAACCCAAGTCATCGCACCAACGAATTGTGGAAAATATTATATTGCCTAGCTCCTTTTTTAATTCCTCATCTGTATGCGTATTTGTATCCTTGATCGCATCTCGCTCCCAGCGACAAAGGTCACCAAAGACCTTGCCCATACGAACAATAATTTGGCTTAAACTTAATTTTTGGCCCGACCAGATTTCTTGACTTTGTTGTAATAGATTTTTTATTTCCATAGAATTATTTTAAACTTTTATATCACCAATTTTTTTACTAATTTAATTCCTGTCAAAATATAGTGATCAAAAATCTTCCTTTTAATAAATACATTTTTTAAGCCTTTTTGTAAATCAAAATTTTTAGCCAAATCTTGTATTTTTTCTAATCTTTTTTAAATTGTAGGCAATTTTTATTTGACATAAAAATTTTACTTTGAAAAATCAACAATAAATCTAAACGCACGATCATTAGTGGCATCAAATGAGTCATCAGACTTGAATTGACACGGACTTATGTCACCCAAATGATTAAAGTTTGCAATTGACCGTCCTCCTCTCAGCCGATATCCATCCAGCGTTTCATCGGAAAATAATTCCTCACTATCACTAAGTCCCCAATGACTGTAATGCATGTTGCCTAAAACATTAAATTCAATAGCTCGCAGTAATCTAACCTGTTCAGCTCTTACCTTTAACTTTTCAGCAACAGCTGAGACAAAATCACTATTATTAAATACTGCTCCTTCGATATTAAATCTACTGCCAGCATCTTGCTCCTTGCCACTAATTGCTCCGTTAGCTCGATAATACTTAATAATATCAGACAAATAGTCATTCTTGAATTCTCCTGCGTGATTATTGTAAGTATCACAACCTGGACGCTCACGCTTATCAACCAGCAACCATGAACCTTTTAAAGTAGCTGAATCATGCTGAATGTGCGGCCCCTTAGTTTTAAAAATTCCCAGTTTAGCATAATTCATCATTTGGTAGAACTCTTTATATGGTCGAAATTTCCAAGCAGCAAGCTTCGCCTTCTCCGTCATTTCAATTGACGGTAAATACCGTAACTCCATTTCCATTTTTTCCCAATGCTGGATATTCTCCAATGTAGCCTCAGCAGGTAATTCTGGCACATCAATATTTTTACCAAAAAATTTACTAAGATCTTTACATTCTCTATTTTTTAGCAATTCAATTTTTAATTCTTTACGTTTTTCAATAACACTTACTCTCAATTTAGAAATATTAGCCATGTTTCTATCGAAATTTAAGGCATCATTACTTTGAGCGCTTGACGCAATGTTGACCTGTTTAGCAACAATGAAAAATTGCTCTTTTAGAGAGCCAATAAATATTTTATGTTGCTTACAGCTTATATTTATCATAACAATTACTACTGATTAAGCCTAATCATAACCCTAAAACCAACGCCAGTCGATCTGTCACTAGCGGAGAATGAATCCACCTGATCAATATCCCGTGTTGCACCGAAAACAAATTTAAATGTTTTTCCGTCTTGACCACGATCAGAGCAATGTTCGCTTGAATTTGCCTGACCCAACTGAGGATAATACATATTTGCTAAAACATTAAATTCAATTGCCCTTGGATAATCAATGCATTCGGGGCTTACAGCAAATATTGACGCAAATTCTTTTTTAGTTCTTTCGTCTTCAAGCTCGTCTAAAGTTATGCTACACCTTGATTCTTTCTTAATTTTTCCGGTTTTTGATGACTCGGCTATCGCAGCCTCATCTACAACACCCTTGGATTTAAGTCCAGAAATTATAGCAGCTAGTAGGTCATCTTCATATTCCTGAGTTTCACCCATACTAATACGCCATGGCTTCTTGATATTTTCAATTAAAAACCAACCTGATTTTAACTGAGTAATATCTTTGGGAAATGTTCCTTTATTTATCATGTCCCACATTCCAAATGCCCCACTATGTGGCTTTTTCCTCCAACCCGGATACTTAGCGCTCTTGTTCATGTTTATCTCTGGTAAGTAATGAAGATCTAGACCGAGCTGCTTCCATTGTTCGAGTTTATCTTGTGTTATTTCTTTAGGTAAAAATGACACCTCAATTTTTTCACCAAAAAATTTTTCCAGGGCCATTGCCTCTCCTTTTCTAATTTCAAAACCAAATGGCAATAACTCTCGAAGATCAGTAATTAGAAACTCAAGAAACATCATCTTACCGTTTATTTTATCGGCATGATCACACGTGCTGGCCGTCTGAATAGATTCATTAATATCATCAATTCTGAACTTTAATTCGTCAAGTTGTTTTTTTAATTGTGGGCAATTTAGATTTCGCATAATTTCAATCTATTTCTCATTTTCTATATCTGGAATTACAAAGATATATTTCTGCTCCCAGTCTTGACTAGGTAGCACAGCTAACGTTTGTCGATAACCACCCAGGGAGGAATATCGACGATTTGTTAAACAAAACACATACTTTTGACTACCATAAGCTATTGGCTCCATCGCTACAGCGAACCTTTCACCTTCTGCTAAATGTAAATCCTCTCGCCCTAAATACAATGCTGTTTCGGTCTGACAAAGATCAAATCCGATATCCATAGCTTTTTTATTAACCTCATTGAGATTACTCAAGTAATCTACACCAAGCGTTTTATAGTCAATAAATGCTATTCTTATTTTTTTTGGAGTATCTGACAGAATGCAATTTATACTCCTAACTACTCCAATCCTAGTGCTTTCAGCGGGTCCTATAATTTCAGATTCAAGCTTGTTTTTATCAAGAGTGCCACCAATTAACAACTCCTTGGTCTGTATTTGCTCTTTAATTAAAAATTTTTCAAGACTAACATGTCGCTTAAATTCAAGAACAATATCAAGCAGCTCCTGTGATAAATCTTCAATCTCAGCGAAGTTTTTTCCAGTATCAATATTTGCAATATGCTCACCCATAATTAATACTTGCTCTTTAAGGTATTCTAATTTGTATTTTAGCTGTGGGCAATTATTATTGTTCATCTTTAAACTTTAAATATATATTCGCCAAAATTTGCCTGAGACTTGTAAGATTTTGCACTAATCAATGGATTAACCTCCTCAACTCTAATAAATATCATATTATTGTCCCTGACATCAGTGATTGGATCCACAGGAAAATTATACATACCCTGCTTTGCATTTTTTTGACTAGCGAACTGTTCAATAAAAGATACAATGGACTGTGCCGGACAAAGTTCGAAGCCCATACTCTGAGCCCTTTTTACCAGCTCTACTGACGTTGCACCGTCTTCCAGACCGATTTCATGTGCATCAACACAAACTAACCTTAATTTATTTGGACATGTCTCGCTCAAATCAAATCCTATCTGTTCGCGCGTTTTATGAAAGAGCGCAATATTCAATAGTGTGTCTGCGGCCGTTTTATCCATTTCAAGACCGAAGTTTTTCAATTTAGCAATAGTGCCCTTGTTGGCCAGACAAGAAGGATCTACATTAACCTCCACTAGACCAAACTTTTTAAATAGCTCGTCCTTGCGTAGTTGCACAAGATTTATTTTTAACTCACCTACCAAATCCTCTAATTTAGCCAACTTATCAAGCATAAAACCAATTTCGTTAGGTTTACAACTACCATCTTTAAGTATTTTAACCTCTGTATTCAGCAAATTTTTCTTTGCGATAATATTTACTAGCTGTTTTTTTAGTTGTGGGCAATTCAAATTAGACATAAATTATTTATCAATACGAACAACCAGACGAAAACCAATATTCTGACTTCTGTACTCGCTGTTAAAATGTCCAATACCGGAGAAGCCATTTTTTGTAGAGCTGCCAGAGCAGATCGTTGAGCCCAGACTAGCAAAATCATTGTTTAACCATTCCATAGTGCTGGTCTTGCTCCACTCAGGATGATGTATATTACCTAAAAAGTAATACTCTGGTAATCTTGGCAAGCCAACTTGAGTCCACTCTACATTTAACAAGTCAGCAAATGCTTGTTTAACACCAATTTTACTCTCTAGTTCTATTGGCGTTTGTCCATACCTTGATGACTGACTGATCTGCATTTTTTTGTCAGATGCTTGTTGCTTTGAGGCCTTAACTTTTGGCTCGGCCTCAAGTAACCCCATAGCCTTTAACTTAACAATTACTGGAGCCAAGCTATCATTATTATACTCAGTAACCGGCTCACTTATTTCCGGCTTTGGGCAAGTATCAACTAATATCCAACAGCCATTTAGCTCGAATTTTGAAAAAAATCCAAGTGATGCACCAAATTGATATAAACTATTTTTTAAATTATTATCAAAATCTTCAAAGCTCGTCTTAGGCAAGCAATGAAGTTTAAAACCCAGTCTTTCCCAGTTTCTTATTTTTTCATGAGTAACTGACTTCGGAAATTCTGGCAACTCAACTTCACGTTTGAAAAAACGGCCTATCTTTTGTCTCTCTCTTTTTTGCAACATCAAACCAACCGGCAGCAGTTCTTCAAGCTTAATCATTAAAGATGAGAGCATGTTTATCATCTTATCTAAATCAGATAAACCTTGTTTATCAACATCAACAATCATCAACTCTATATCGGCCTGAATTTTATCAATTTCTTGAAGCTGTTTTTTTAGTTGTGGGCAGTTTATATTTTGCATAACTATTTATTTTCATTCAATCTGGCCATTAATCTAAAGCCGGTATTATCTGAGCTTCGTTCGAAACCAGTTAGGCCAACAGACGATAGATTGTTATCACCAACCCAGCCCGCCACAAGATTTTTCACAATTAATTGGCTATCAGCCAGCCATTCATTACATTCCGTATCGCCCCATTCTGGATGATGCATATTTCCCAAAACACTATATTCTATCGCTCTAGGCAACCCCAAGCTTTCAACTGGCACGTTAATTACATACGCCAGTTCATTTAAAATACTCTGGCTCTTTAGTTCCCGAGCTGTAATATTAAATCTTGAACCACCCTTATCAATACTTTTGATTGCAAAAATGCTTCGCAAATATGCCAAGACGTCACCAAGTAAGTCATCAACGTAACCATCTCTAGATTTTTTAATTCCTTCAATAAGTATCCACCCAGCCTTAAGTCTTGTTGAGTTTGCTGGTAAAGTGCCGTCGGCAACTAAATCATAAAAACTTTTATCAAGCTTATTTTGCCAGCCAGGACAACCAACATCTTTTGACATATCCACATCTGGTAAGTAATGAAGCTCCATGCCAAGTTCTTGCCATTCCATATACTGCTCGGGCGTAACAGTTGCTGGCACATGCAGCACCTTAATTTTATTACCAAAGAATTTTTCCAAGGCAACTGCCTCTTGCCTAATTATCTTTCGGTCAAACAATAACGCATCAAAGGTAAGTATCGCATTGGTCAACTCCTCTAATTTATCATTTATATATTCAATTTTTACGTCCTTGTGGCTAGGAACCTGCAATAACTCAACAACACCGTTTTCAAGCGCTTTTAGTGTGGCTAAATTATTTTTCAGACTCGGACAGTTAATATTTGACATTCAATATATTTATTTAGGCCAGGTTTTTACCCAACTCTTGCCTTGTTCATTAAATCCAAAGATCATCTGGTTCTCCATGTTACCATCCACAAGGACACCACGATTTATCTCCGTATCTCTTTGCATGCTTGCCTCACCTCTAACATCAATACTCCCAGATTTAAGCATAAATGCATATGACAGACCGTCGGTGACCTCACCGGTATTTTCGTATTCACTAAAATCTTTTATATCGCCCTCACTAGCCATTAACATTAATAAATTCCCTTGCTGATCAATAATTTCAGACACCAATTTCAACTTGGCAAAATCATCACCCAATTCTGCAGTAAACTTCTTAAATAAATCAACAATTTCCTGTCGACTAAAAATAACCTTGCCGAGCATTTGCGAAGTTACGAACTGACTAACAAAATGCTCACTTTTTGGCATCAAGTCATCCAAGCCACGCTCTTTTTTAATATTTCGCACAATATCCTTCACACAATAAAGCTGAGCGATCGCAAATCGCTCTTTTTGTATTCCCTGATCCAAATCATGAATATCAACTGCCTGATCAACATCCTTAATACTCTCGCCAAAATCAACTAAAGCTTGGGCTAGTTTTTGAAATTCATTTTTTAGTTGTGGGCAGTTTGGATTATTCATAATTTATATCAAAAACCTTTTCACCTTTTTTATTTATATAGTAAGACGCGCCACCTTTACTAACAAACGCAATATCACCAACGAAGGGATTCGTTTTACTGAAAGAATCTTTTATTGCTAATTCGCCACTCTTATTGATATACCCCCACCTACCGTTTATCATTATCGAAGCAAGGCCTTCATAAAAATCAGATACTACATTAAATGAATTTCCATAAAAATTTTGACCACTTTTAAAAATAATATTTTCACCCCTATCTATTGCAATTATCTCTTCGTTAACAACTGCCCAAGCAATACCATCACTAAACTGTCGTAAAAATTGGTATTTTTTATTTGATACTTTTTCTCCATCAAGACCTACAAAATAGCAAGAATCTTTTTCTTTAATGACCGCCAACCCATCTTTAAAATCTGAAACAGCTTCACCATACATTTCATATAGCTCGTCTCCTGTATTGTCAATTAAGATCGTATCATCGCCAAATTTAACAAACGCTCTTTCATTATGAAACTCACCAGCTTCATCATATTCACCAAAAACCTTTTCACCCTTACTATTTATATAAAAACAATCATTGTCCTGTTTGACCGAGCAAAACCCCTCACTAAATCGCCCAACATCGTCATAGCATTCATCGTTCAAACTACCTCCATCTTTAGTCACAAAATTATATCCAGTTCCAAGATTCCAATGTGCAACACCTTCATAAAAATCACTAACATCTTGATAGCCAGATCCAATTTCCTCACCATTTTCATCTATCCAAGTCCAATCGCCATACATGCTTACCCTGGCCATGCCTTCGTGAAAATCACAAACCTCATCATAGTCAACTCCAATTTTTTGCCCTGACTTATCGATAAAAAATTGTCTATCACCCTGAATTACTTTTGCACGATCATCAATAAATCTACCAACAAAATTATAATTAAATTTCTCGGCTAGTTTAAGCCTATACTTTAAACCAAAAAACGCCTCATTTGTTTTGATCAGTTCTATTTGATTTTGAAGATCATCAATAACTGCTGAAAAATTTTCCAATTCACCAATATTTGTAGCTTCGTGAATATGACTAACAAAATTATGTGCCTTATCTTCCAAGGCTTTTATTGCACTTAAACTCATTCTAAGTTGTGGACAGTATAAATTGTTCATAATTTTATATAAATTTTCAACTGCGAGAAAAGACTACTCCAACATTGCGACGTGAATCGCTAAGCCCTCTGCCATAAACACTCGCACCGCCAAGATCAACATTACCAACATCGACTATATTACCAACCGAATCACAGCGCATCGTCCATGCCTTAGTATTTTCCAATAATTTTTCATCATTATTCTGTCTATAACTAAAAATATCATATAAAACCTCGGCGGGAGTTTGCCTGGATAACTGATTGATTTTCAATGCCGAGAGCTCACGTGCGTACTTTTTAGAGGTCGGACCACTAATTAAATCTTGAATCTCACCATCAGTTTTGCCTTTAAAATTCTTCACAAAGTAATCAACATACTCATCCATGGCTTCGATAAATTTTCTTGGTATAGCAGTGCCGCCACACTCTGTGTTGAATAAATCATCTACATAATCATAAAGAACTCTCGTTTGCTCGAAATAATTCTTATCCGTTGAGGCTGGAATAATTTCTTTGGAAGTTAGCGACCATCTGAATTTAATTGGATCGTTTTGCCAAAAATCTTCTAGACTAAACAACTCTTTCAAATCAGCTAATTCCTTGTAGGTAATTTTTCCTTTTTGACTTTCGTCATAACCACCGTCCAATAAGCTAGCTCGTACTCGCTCCATAGTCAATGGTTGACCTTCACGGTCTATATCAGAACGCAATACCAAGAACTGACCAAGCTCTTTGGCTTTAATTAATTCCTCTTTTGAGAATTGAATAGCCGGAATATTTTCTTTTGAAATCTCAATGCCAAAAGCTTTTTTGACCTCATCTGGCCCCAACACCTCCCTGGTACCCATGATTTCTTTGGCACGCTCAATTGATACTGGTGTTTGTTTTTTTAACTCTTTTAATAATACTTCGGCCTGATTCAAGTTTGCTTGAACATCAAAGATATTTTTTTTGTTAACAACACCAATCTCCATCTTAATTACTGATTGAAGCTTCTTGAGTTCTTTGAGTTGTGATTTTAGTTGTGGGCAATTCAAATTACTCATATTGTTTTAAGTTTTCCGTCATCACGTCTTCGATTTTTTCCTTAACCATTTTGACAAGTAGCGTACTGAACTGATCAACTATTTCTTGAGGCGTATTGGCTGAGATTACATTCCCAACACCCAAACGATCCTCAAGTGATTTTTTAGCTCCATCGCTACCAATGGCCATTCCGCCAACTCCTACATTCATTCTTCTTAACTTTTCGGCTATTTCAGCGGCTTCATAACCATCAATCTCACCATCAGAAATCTGAAATATCATCTCGGTCATTTTCTGATCTTTTAGCAAGCGCTGAATTATCTCATCTTGATGTTGTGCTTCGAGTATCTGCCAACAATCATCGTCCTGAGTACCACCCATAGCCTTTATTTTCTTAAATGAACGTATTGTTGAGATAGTTTCGTAGTCAGCATCTTGCGTTGGTGCTGTACCTTCTGCTTTTTCAAGAAACGACAAATCTTCTATATCAAAACGTTTCACTTGATGAGTACTACTCTCAAAACCAAGAATCTGCAGATCGGTTAAAACATCTTCCTTGGCAGCTGCTGGTCCAATAATACGCTCAAGCTCGTTCTTGAATAATACCCGAAAGCTACGGAGCGAGGAATTAATCAACATTACAGCCATTCTTACGGCATCAATATTACCACTCATACTACCAGACAAATCAACTAAAAGATTCACTCTAAGTAATTTTGGACGCAACTCTGCGACAATCTTTTCGATAAACTGTTCGTAGACACGTTTTTGGTCAAAGCCATAACCTAATTCAATTTCGGGCCAATGTCTTTGCAAGCGTTTAGCATCTAGTTTACCCTCGCGGTAATATTTGTCTTTAAGGATCTCAAATTTCTGACTAATATTGCGTACAACATCTGACCATGTCTCTGCCATCTTATTGGCATATGGTGCTAACTCGTTTTCAAGTTTCTTGAATTGATCATACAACTCGGCATCAACCTCAAGTGGATCTTCTTTATAGCCTCCGCTACCAGCCCCTGAACCGGACATTTTTTTTAAAATACGATCCTTGTCTCTCTCGGCAGCCTGTTTAGCTTGAAATTCTGGACTCTTGAGCTGAGCCTCAACGTCTTTGAGTGTTTTTTCTCGCTTATCTTGCGCCATCATATCACGCAATGATTTTTCCATATCACTCATTGCCTCACCCAAATCAACATCCTCCCCGTTTTCACCCGAAGACTCTCCACTACCATCACTCCTTTCCTTCTTTTCTTTTTCCTTCGACTGCAGATCTTTATCTTGTTGATCTTTATCCTTACTCTTTTCTTTTGAATCTTTATTCTTCTTGTCTTTTTTCTCCTTCGGCTCGCGTTTACGCTTATCATCTTTACTAACACTCTGACCACCATCATCAGCTTCATCGTAAAGCAAGATCAGTTCCTGGTCTGGACGAAAGAATACTTCTGTCTTAGTCGAAACGCCTACGCCTGAAGCCATAGCCTGCTCTTCATCAAAATACCTAACCTCAACAGATCTGACCCCATGAGTAGCCTCATCTGGAATTACATTTACAATCACTCCTTTCTGACCAGTTTTAGCATTCTTAACTTCGTCACCAGCTTTCCAGCTTGGCGACTCTTGATTTTCTGGTGAACTATCACCATCCTCGCCTTCACCTTCTTCACCTGGCTCTTTTTCTGGTGGCAATTTTACTTCGAAGTTATCATCTATAATGCACAATAAGGTATAAATAGGTTCAAGCACTTGACGCATAACTCGTGTACGTTCGGTTAGACCAAATTTAAGTGGACGAGTAGCCGAGTAGCCGCTAGCCGCCTTCGTTTCCTTAAACCGGTCAAATAATTCAATAAAGGTTAGACTATCAAAACTCTTGATACCCATACTTTGTTGAACGCGCCTAATCTTGGCTCCAAACTGAGCATTGGCCCACGCTGCATTAATGCATGGCTCAATTTGACCAGACTTTTGCTCCTTGTCAGTCATTAACACGCCATTATCATAAAGCTCACTCCCCACCTTTTCTGATTCACCGTTTTTAAGCGCAAAATTATTTACCAAATGTACTTGTTTTAGGAAACGCGAATAGCGTTCAAGCTTTTCCGGTTCGGCCTGATTCTTATTATTAACTATACCGAGCAATGACTCGTATGCTTCGGCGAGTGGCTTTCGCAATACGATACTCGCCGCCTCACTCAGATGATGTTTACCATTTGGATTTTCTTTTTCATCATAAACATCTTGTGGTTTCATGCCAATCATCTGGTTCTTGATAAAAAAAGTCAGAAACTCACCAGCATTTTTAAGTTCAGGCCTTGCTTTGGTAAAATCGATACCTTTTTCATAATCGACTTCATCAAGTAAACGCAAATCTCCAGTACCTGTCTCAACTTTATGAATCTCACCCTTTTCATTTTGCGCAAAGTCACCGCTAACTACGTCTTCATACAAAGAAAACATTTTGGTGGTATACATAGACTCGATACTTTCGGTACGCTTTTTACCCTCGGCTGTAAAGTTTGAGGCAAAGTATGCCGACTTCAGCACTAAGTGGTTGACCATGGCATCCTCAAGAATATTGTAATATTGACGATAGGTTGATGACAAAGATACGAACTTGCCAGGATTATCTATGCTCGGGATTTTTTTACTGCGTTCATAGTTGAACTGCTCCAGTTGGTTATACTTACCAGCTGGATCAAGCTCCATCATGGTCTTGAGATGGGCAAATTCATGACAACCAACAAAAACAAATTGTTCCTCGGTCATCTTGCCGCCTTCGCGCATGGCCTTAAACTCTGGTGTCGACAAAGAGATCTTGTCCGCACCTGGCTCATGATAAAAACCCATACCGCCAACGAGTTTGAATTTGGCATTGCGATTATCAAGAAAGGTTGTAAAAATATCCGACTTGGTGCGTGCCCATTCTTGTAGTTCATCTCTTTGGGTCCACAGTTCACGTGGTACACCATTTTCATCAAAGGGCTTTTCTTGTTTTACAGCATCAATTGATTCTATTTTTGGTTGAAATTGTTTCATGTAAATTATAAATTAATCATCATCCCAATCTTCCTCATATTCTGGCTCTAGCTTTTTTGGTGTAAATATTGTTTCACCTTTTTTGTTTATGTAAAAACTTTCATCACTTTCATCTTTGCGCACTTGCCATAAACCATCTTTATAGCCATAAAATTGAGCAATATCTCTAATAATTTCTTTACCTTCCATAGTATAACCATCATAGACCACGTCATTTCCCATTATTCTGCTGGATGTAAAAGTTATGCCATTACAGACATCACTTGGATCATATTCTGATTCGAAATTCGTAAAATATTTATTTAGCTGTCCTTGCTTGTCAATAAAACTCCAAGTCAAGAATTCTTCATTGCCAGGATATTCATTTTTCACCTTTGCATACCCTTCTTTAAACGAATGTACCTCAAATTGCCACACTTCAAGCAAAATAACCCCATTAGTATCTATGAAATTATATCTTAAATATTCCTCAGATTCGTCTGGTAAGTTATTCCCATGCTCATCTTCATATTCTTGAGTGAATCTTGTGCTCACTACTGCATAACCTTCAGAAAAAGATTTTACAGACTCATAGCCCTCAAAGCATACTTCGCCTTTGAGATCCAAAAAATACTCATTACCCTCAAGGTCCTTAACTCTTGTGTAACCATTACTATATCCGTCAACCTCTTGATACTCACCTTCATGAAAAACTTTTCTTGTCGCCACGTCATAAAATACAAACTCATCACCTTGCTTTCCGGTAATAACACCTTCAGAATACTGTGAATAGTTAAGACTTGGCAAATCACAAATCTGAGTGTAACTCTGATCTAATATCAAATCACCGCTAACGCCACCATGAATAATAACCACCCCGTCATTACTTTTGTCAACACCAAAACCACTACGAACCTCGCGGAATATCTTCGACTCCTCTTCTAGCTTGTTTCCCTTTTTATCAATAAAATAATAAGGTGATGAATCGATACTTTTTTTTACGATTGCCCGACCATTAGCAAACTGACTAGCATATACAAATTCTCCATCACTAAAACCTCCGTAACCACAAATATAGCCATCTTTATTAAGGTATACATGTTTATTTTTTATCTTCACCACCGCCATGCCATCAGAAAAGTGTGAAACCAAACAAGCACCTTTTGAAAATCTATTCTTTACTCCACCCTCTTGATCAACAATAAACAGTTCCTCATCCTTCTCACCAAAAGCGCGACCTTCGGAAAATTTACTTAAAAAATTAAAACCATGGATTTTGGCGATCCTGTCACGAAATTTGATTTGATTTGGATCACTTTTTTCCGATAGTGCGCAGAATAATTCAGACACTGAGGCAAAACTTGCTTCAATGTCTTTAAAGTCAGTTGACTTGCCAGCCTGCAAAAAGCCTTGAAACTCAAGCTCAAAATCCTCAAGGTTTTTCTTAAGTTTTTGAAGATCTAATTTTATCACTGAACAATCGGTCTGCATACTAAGCAGCAACCTCGGCCGTATCTGGGCAAAGCTCGGCAATTTCCTCCTCAAGTGACTTAATCTCCTCCTGCAAGCCCTTAAACTTTTCTACTAACTCCTTCTTTTGCATTTCAAACTTTTTTTGTTCTAGTGCCTCAGTGCTTTGTGTAAATGTTTCTTTTGCAGCAGATTCAAATCCGCCCATGCCTGGATTTTTCATAGATTTATTTATTAGATAATTTATTAATTAAATTTTGTGCTCTTTGTTCTGGTGTCATATTCGCAGCTTCTGCTAATTCTTCGTCACTAAGCATACTTCTTTTGTGCAAATACCCTTCAAGGAAGGCGAAGAACTCTTCATAGGTTTCAAGCTTCGCACCCTTCTCTGCTTCATCAAATTTGACCTCATACTCCTTAATCTTATCTATGACCATATCGAGCTCCTTAATACTGTCATATTCCAACCCAACCATAAGCTCCATTATCTTCTTGACCTGCTTAACCATCTCAAGTCCGCGAATTTCTGCCTCCGTGTCATCTTCACCTTCACGCATCTTGCCAGCTATCTTCTCATATTCCTCTTTTTTGCGCATCGGTAAATAGCCAAAGACTAACTGGGTCATTTCGAGCGAAGAAAAATATGACAACTCATATTGCCCCTGTGTATTGAGCATACTGACATAGTCGCCATTCTGGGCAATACGTTTATATTTCCCATCGACTTCACCAGCAACACCTTCATATTTGCCCAAATCTCGCAATGGATCAAAATTCATCATTTGCTTAAAATCAGTAACCGCCTGACTCTGATTTGAATCAACTCTCATATAATCAGGCCAACCACCGTCGGCACTAAAAAATCCTGCTTTATTTAAAGTCGCATAAATCACAGCCTGAGCCTGGGGGTGCTGGTCATATTTCTTCACATAATTCCACAGATAATATTCGATATCCATAGATCCACCCTGGTCAACATAAGCCCCCAAAATCTGATCCATCAATTCACGCATGGTTAGATTAGCACTACTCAAAGAACTAGCGATAAGGGCTGGTGTCACGTCTGCACCAAGAATTGGCTTCAAGTTATCAAGTCTCAAGCCACTATTTCCAGCCTTGCCCTCAAAAACATCCATTATCAAACGAGCACCAACACTTAGGCGATACATGTCCTTGAAAAATGAATAACGATCATCTTTTTTGACCAAGACCCTGGCACCCAAGCGCTGATTCATCATCTTCATGAGTAACACCTCAAATATCTGATCATTTTTAGCCAGCGACTTTGAATCATCAATAATTTTCTGTAGCTCCTCATCATCTTTAAACTCGTCAGTAATATGACCCAAGTTCAAACGCTCAATATCAGTTTTAGCCTCATTAAGTTGATTGCTTTGTGGCAAATAATTAACTTGCACCGGAATAATACGACTGTAAGTAGCTGGATCAGTGTCATTATGGCGCGCTTTGGTATAGCGGTCACCAGTGTTACCAGTCCAAATTACACAATAGCCGGGCTTAATTTGGAATTCACCAATCGAAGCCTGAGTTTTTTGTGTCTCGCCAATCTTCTTGGTTAAGAGATCGTTAAAAGCAATTAAAACTTCTGGGGGGATGGCGTTTGCCTCGTCAATAATAAGCGGTACGCCCTGGCGCATGGCTTCATACATTGCACCTAATACAAATCTACCTTGTACTGGATTACCATAGACACTAGCGAGTTGGCCATTAACCAACTCTTCTGTCTCACCTCTTAATTTTTTCTCATTTTTCTTAAAATACGCTTCAAAACCACTCTCAGTATCATCTTGATCTTCGGACAATGAATTATGATATTCCTGACGAGCCACCTGCATAAATACCGCCTCACGCTGCTCTTTTTCTGATCCTACCATGGCAGCAATTGTCTTGGTCAAAGACTCATTACTGCTTAAGTCCACGTCTTCGCCAAATTTCTTGGCAATAATTTTGAAATGCTCTTCTGGTGTCAAATTCTCAATCTTGAAAGTTTCAGTAAAGCGGTCCGGCTCTAAATATTTACTACCAGAAACAATAATCGGATCTTTTGATTTGCCGTTTTCATCTTTACCTGTCAGATAATTTCGAGCAATGTGAGTCGCCAAGGCAGTCTTGCCCGTACCATGGTCACCATGTAAATAAACGATAGTTGGTGACTTGCCCTCTTGCACTTTAAGCACTGGCAAAATCTTTTCGATAATACTTTTGATGTATGGCGTCTCAACAATTTTACCATTGTGTAGCATCTGCCAAAGATTACCCAATTCACGCTTGTAGTTTACGTAGGCCGGCAAAAACTCCTTTGCCACAATATTTCCAGACTTTTCATATTCAGTCTCCATGCCAACATTCAAATTCAAACCTAAATTCTTTTTGGCTAATCGAGAAAAGCGCTCATTTAGTTTACCAATTCTTTCCTGCTTCAACCTAGGTCGCATTGCACCAAGCTCCTCAGAGCTTCTAAGCATATCGACATTTCGACTAGACTTGCTTGCCGCCAAGGTAGATTTATTTTGCCTAAGTTTTCGTATCGTATCTCGAACATCTGGATACTGGGCTTGAGCATATTTTTCAATCGATTTCATTTCGTCATCAGAATATGCACCAAGCTCTTGATCTAATTCAAAATATTCTTCCAGGTTTAAAAAAGCTCGATGAGATTTACCAGCAGCTCGATTTTCTGCTTCGCGATAAGCATTACTACTAGTATTCTCTTGATCATGTTCAGATAAACTTGCCAACTCTTTGTTCTCAATTGACTGCATTATAAAGTCATAAAAATCATCACCATCTTCTGTTTCGGCTATTTTTAACAAGTCCTTAAAGACTTCAACATTTACATTATTCGTTTTATTCTCATCACTTTTTTCGACCAAGGCAATTTTAGCTGCTGTTAATGTTTTATGAATAATTTCTGGCGACATTTCTCTCGACTCAAGTTCTTTAGCCAAACCATCAATTTTTTTGAAATCTTTTGCATGAGCTAATATCTCTTCCACATCTTCACGATGCACACCATCGAACAATGATTGCAAGGTTTCACTCGATAAATCTTTTACGGTAATATTCTCAACCATTTCATCCATCAAGGCACGTGATTCTTCGAGTTTAGCCATGTAGCCAAAGGCTAAATCCTCAGCTTCAAACGTATTCTCTAATTTAGTATCTTTTGCCGCCTCGGTCGAACGTGCGACTGGCGGTCGATTTTCCTTAAACATAGGGTTAAAAATTATTGATCTTTAAAAACGTGTTTTATATGTTACTCCATACAAATTTTTATATTGACCTTCATCTATCTCCTCTGCTAACGTCTTGTCTATTACCACGAGATTATCATGAAACAAGGCAAAATCTCTATGGATATCTAACATCTCAGCTAAGTTGTTATCAATAACGAGTTCTGGCTGCTTGAAGGCACGGATCTCAAGGTAATAATCTTTATGCTTAATCAAGTCACAAAGCATTTCGCGGGTCATTGGATCGTTGGTTTCTATTACTAGTTTGCCCTTAAACTTTACTAATTCCTTACATATCTCTGGCGTTATGTTGCAATTAAGCGAAATTGCCTCATTGTGCTGCATTAATAATTTAGCAGCCTCAACGTCTGCCACCCCGCCAAACCGCAGATCTCCTTTAACATCTTCCAATGCCGATAAAGCTTCCTTGGAATAAGTTTTAAAATCGCCTAAGTATATTTTTCCGTCATGTCCATCAAGTTTCTGCAATGACTCAACGCTTATTTTGTCAAAAGTTTGCAAATTAAGTGTACCTACATGTTCGCTCAAGCCCTCGGCTGCCCCTGGCGTTAACTCTTCTAACGCCTCAAAAGTCAAATTACCTTCATGCTTCCCAAGCTGTTCTGCCACTTCTGGCGTCAAGTGCGACAATCGTCGGAGATAGATTTCATTACTCTTTCTTTTGCCCTTCAATAAATTAATATTTCCCATCGGCCCTTGAGTTAACGGGGTACTCCTGGCCGCAACCTTTTCATGTCGTTCAACCAAAAATTCAGCAACCTCAGCATTCAACTCAGTTATTTCTTCGCACTTATCCAGCTTACCATTCACAATCTCTTGCCATAACTTCATATTACGAAGTTCTTCTATCTGGTCATGCAAATAGATAAACAAATCCTTAGCATCGGTGAATTCGTCCCTTGATTTAATATCACACAACAAATCACCCAAAACTTTTTCGGTATTTCTAAGTGCTGGTAATTTTAACTTAAGACTAGGGCAATACATGGGGTTTGATATTTACTTTATTTTACCAACTTTTCACAAATTTGACCAACAAAAAAGAGGGCTTGCCCTCCTGTGGATATTATAGCAGGTTTTATATTAAAAACGAACCATAGGGCGGAAACCCATCGTGTTATCACGACGACTTTCTGGATAATAGTTAACATGCGAAAGACCGCCGTCAACAGAAATACCACCATAAAGCCGGTAACCTCCATCATATATGTCACTAAACCATTCGTAATTTGTGGTCGTGCCCCATTCCTGGTGATGTATATTACCCAGAACATTGAAATCAATCGCACGAGGTAACGTCATCTTATCTGCTTGAACTTTTAATACACTGGCTAATGTCTCTCGAACTTCTATTTTTTCTAATTCTTTAGCAATAATGCCGAATCTTGAATCCTTTTTCTCAAAATCATCTATTACTCCATCTTGACGTAAAAGCGCTAACGATTCAGCAAGAATATCATTCTCATACTGCATTTTTTGGCTTGGTTTTTGTCGACCATCAATCAATACCCAACCAGACTTTAATTCGTCTGAAGTAATAGAAATCTTTCCATCAAGCATACAGTCATAAAACCATTTTTTTGGCCTTTCCCTCCATCCGGGGTAATCTTTATCTTGGCTCATTTCTATTTCAGGCAAATAATGCAATTCAAAGCCTTGCTCTTTCCATTTCTCCGCCTGTTTAACTGTAATTTCTTCTGGTAATTTAGGCACCTCAATCGGCATACCAAAAAAGGCTTCGAGTTTTTGCTTCTCTGATTTTATCAATTCACGAAAGTGTAGTTTTTCGTTTATCTCATTGATTAGCTCCAAGGCGTCATTAAAAATAGCATAAACCTCGGAAACTTTAGACTCCTTGAAATTTGTTAAGTTCAATTCTTCTAGCTCAACAGCAATCGTATTTTCTTTGGCTTTGAGGAGAAAGAGTTGTTTTTTTAATTGTGGGCAGTTAAATGTCATAATTCAATACATTAAAATCTAACCATAAGGCGAAAACCTAGCATCTTATCTCGAAAATTTGAATCAACAACTCGAATATCAGAAAGACCACCTGCATCGCTATTTCCACCGCAAAGATGCCGATCATCATCAATCAAACTATCACTAAACCATTCGCGATTCTCTGTATTATCCCAATCTTGATAATGTAAGTTGCCTAAAATATTAAAATCAATGGCCCTTGGCAATGAGACGTTATCAGGTGACACGGCCAAAACCTCCGCCAGTAATGTCATAACTTCAACTTGTTTTAATTCATCAAAACTAATATCATACCTACTTCCAGTGTTTTTTGTTTTAATTTGCCCTGACTTCTCCAACTTAGCCAACGCATCTTTAAAACAATCATTCTCATATGAATGGGCATTAAAATTCTGCCCATACGGCTTTTGCCGACCATCAATTAATACCCACCCGGATTTTACTTCATCTGAATCAATTGAAAGGCTCCCAAAATTAACAGAATCGTAAAACAAATTATTAGGCTTCTTGGTCCAACCGGGAAACTCCCTGTCATTTGACATTTTAACATTTGGCAAATAATGCAATTCGAATTGTTGCTTCTGCCAAGCTTCTACCATATCCTTGGTTATTTCAGCTGGTGGGTTTGGCACATCAATCGAAAAACCAAAAAATTCATCAAGTTTAGCTTTTTCAGTTTCAATTAAATCCCTAAATGGCATTAGCTCTTTAATTTTATTAATCAAATTACTAGTCTCTTGAAAAGTGTCATAAACCTTATCAACGTTCGATCGTTCGAAGTTAGTCAAACTCAACTCATCAAGTTCTACAGCAATCATATCTTGCTTAGCGAGTAACTGATGAAGTAATATTTTAATTTGTGGGCAATTCTTATTTCGCATTTACTTATTTAAACTAAAAGTGAATAAAAAGACGAAAGCCCAAATTGTCACGTTCCTCATTGCAGGCCATATTTTTAATATCAGAAAACTTACAATTTCCATAGTTATCACCACTAACCAAATAGTCATTATTCCCAAGTTTATCATTAAACCATTCAAAATTGTAGGATTTCTCCCACTCCTTATGGTGCATTTGCCCTATTACATTATACTCGATTGCCCTTGGTAGTTCTATTTGACGTAAAGATACCCCTAAAACCTCACTAAAACCCTGCTTGGCTTCTCCGGTATTCAAGCGCAGTGGATTTGTTCTAAATCTAGTAGTGGCTGTTTGCGAATTATTCCTAATTATACCTTCTTGTCTCATTTCTGCAATTTTTTCGCCTAAGGCATCATTTATGTATACATCACCTCTGCTATCTGGCTTCTGTGTTGCGTCAACAAGAATCCAACCAGCTTTCAACTGATCTGCGCTAGCATCAATTTTACCGTTTTTAATATATTTATAGAATGAATCATTGGGCTTTTTCTTCCAGCCAGGAAATACATCTTTTTCGCCCATTTTGATATCTGGCAAATAATGAAGCTCAAAATTTTGCTCTTGCCACATGGCCATTTTCTCATAGGTCACCTCTGACGGCAAACTAGGCACCTCAATTGTCATGCCAAAAAACGCCTCGAGCTTTTGCTTTTCTGATTTAATCAATTCATTGAAAGGCAACTTTTCCTTCAATTTTAATACTAAATCACTAGTCTGCTCTAGCATCTTATAAACTTCGTCAGCTTTTGCTTGTTTATAGCCACCAGCCAACTGCAGTTCTTCAATTTCTACCTTTAAGGTATTCTGCTTGGCCAAAATAATATGCAACCTTGATTTTAATTGTAAGCAGAGTTTACTTGCCATAAATAATAACATGAATGAATTTTATAAGTTTGGCAGGTAACCAAAAATTTTGCCAACTTTTTTGCCAAACCACTAAATCATCATCAAGATTAAATAATAAGGAATGTAGTATAATGTCTGTCCATTAACTTCTTTCTTACCCAACTCACTCCTTGTAATTACAACTCCGAATTCAGTTTTTTTCTTTCTCATATAATCAGTAGTTGGCGTCAAGTCTCTCGGGCTAACACTGTTCGTAAATTTTACCTCAATTGGTAACTGCTTATCATCCTGACTCACTAGGAAATCTATCTCCTTTTCACCCTGCCTCCAAAAACTCAAAACCTCACTCATGCCGTTTCCTTTGTATTTTTGAGCCAAAACATTGTAGACAACATTCTCAATAATCTTGCCAAAAGCCTGAGGAACCTCATCAATATGACTTTCTTTATAATGATTTAGGGCGCAAGTAAAATTCACACATGGCGTGTAAATCTTTTTTAGTATTCTACCCTGCTTAATCGGACTTTTATGGTATTTATAGAGTATTTCAAAAATATAACTCTCCTTGAGATACTCGAGGTACTTATCCAAGGTCGCACGTGACAACGCAATCTCTCTGCCAATATTTGTCTGCTCAAAAACTGAACTAACATTATTCAGCAAATGTCTTGCAATCAATTTAAATTCATCAGGTTTGTCAATGCTAAATATTCTAATGCAATCTTCCAAGACCTTGCCAATAACCGATTCTGCAATGTATTCATGCCTCGACTCAACAGTTGGCAAATGACTTGTTTCGGGAAATTGGCCAGTAACAATATATTCGCGACTCAATTTAGCAACTTCAGCACCATGATAAGCATCATACGAACTTAACTCACCAAAAAATTCTGGCAACTTCAACAAGTCAAACTGCTCGGTCATTTTAACATTGCCGTAATTAATTCTTGCAAACTCCCTGAACGATAACGGTGGAAGATAATAATCAAAAACTCTACCAGCCAAACTTTCTCTAAACTTACCTTTTAGTAAAATGCTTTGGGAACCAGTTACGATAAACTTAATTTTTTTGCCCGACAAATCATAGTATCTTTTAAGTACTGACTGCCAATCCTCAATGTACTGCACTTCATCAAGTAAAACATAAACTTTTTCTTGCAATGACAGGCTTGGCTTATTAAGCACATCTTTAAAATACACCGATAACACCTCATCCAAGAACTCTGGCTTTTGTATTTGCGTAGAATAATCAAACAGGAAATAAAAAATATTGTCACGCTTAACATCTCGATCAAGCAATTGACCGATTATTTGTTTTAAAATCGTACTTTTGCCAACCCGTCTAAGGCCAACAATATTAAGCATCAGGGGATGATCAAGATTGTCCTCAATTAAAGAAAATAAATCACGCCGTGGCAATTTAACCTCTTCGATCTGATATTGATCATTTACCCACCATTCATTTTTTAAACTTAACTCCTGCCTTGTTATCATATGGATATGTAATTTATACTAGACATAAATATCTAATTTAAGTATACCGTGCCTACAATATCCCGTCAAGTCATTAAAATATGCTAATATTACAATCATTTTTATCAATATTTTTCACAAAAATACAGCCAAAACAGCTCAAAATGACGGTAAAAATCAAAAAAGACCTTCATTTTAAGAAGATCTCGTATAAAACTAACCATTAAATCTAGCTATTCAACCTTAAGCAAGAACGACAGAGCATCTTTGACTCGTGGATTTTTACCACCCAAACTCCACTGTTTAATTTGCTCAATTGGATGTCGACTCTTAAAATCATAGATTGTGAAAATCAAATCCGGATCACCGTTAATCATAAACGCCCACTCTGCCCTGATCTTCTTATCACTTGAATACCACTCGCCTTCATGAGAACAGTCGTGTGGCTCACCCAAAACGTTAATCAGTTCTTGAAAGCTGGCATGTACCGTACCGATGCGACCTGATCTGTATGTGTCTTGCTTCATGGCTGGTTTCAATGGCAATTGTGCGTAAAACATAATTTTATAATTGACTATTTAAATCCTCAATAACAATTTTTATTATCTCCTTTTTTGTTCGACTCTTGCCCCTATAATATAAATTCTCATAGATCGCTACGTGAGCATCAATATTCTCACTGATTATCTCGAGCAAGCTCGTGCCATTACGAATATCATCTCTAAGCGTTTTCTTTTTTATCATTGCTTTGATATTTAAACTTAAGCACCGAATAATTAGTAATAATTTTCTTGACCGTCTCCTGATCAATCTTACCGAGTTTGGCCACCATCTGAAAATCAAACATATTGGTCTTGCCCGATAGCCTGACTTTTTCAAACGCCTCAAATTGTTGCTTTGAAATATTAATCATATTGCGTTGGATGTTACCGTAGTAAAAAAACCTTGGCAAGAGCCGAAACCATTGCCAAGGTTGCACGTATATTTGCCTATTTTTTGAACACATTCGAACTTACCAGACTGCGGACAAACATAATATCCATATTCTTGCCTGGGCACGTCTTTTGAGCATAAGCCGAATGAAACACGATATTGTCCTTATTAATCCCATAACTTTTGACTAATTGCTTAAGCAAATCCCGCAATGCGTAAATCTGCTCCGGTGTAGGTTTTTCAATATCGAAATTGCCATCCAAACATACATGAACACATTGCCCGCTGTTCATATTCGCCTGATAACAAGCTGCTGTTTGCTCACCGTCTTGTCTTGCTTGTCTCTTTAAGCCTGACTTGGCAATCTCATAATTATAACCAAGGTAAAAGCCCATTGAACTCTTAAAATTCCATTGAGCCTTGTGATAATTATTGTTCGCTTCAAACTGATCAGCGTTTAGCGTATACGAAACCGCCGAATGATGGATCATGATAAATTTAGGTTTTTGCATATTAGTGTCTTAAAAATTCGTAAATTAGATTGGCAATATTACCAAGCCCCAAAAGACCTAAAAGCCACTTGAGATTTTTAATTGTTGTGGAAACTTCAATCCTAAAGGCGGTGTTTTTCATAACATTGCCATTAGTAAAATCAAGTCTTTTTTTAATCTCATCATGCTCGCTTGAGTTACCATCTTTAAAATCGTTTATTTTGTCGAGAATTAAATCGAGTTTGCTGGTTGCCATACTATTGATTGCCAAAATATTTTTTATAGAAACCTCGGGCAAAAAACACCCCAACACCGACCAGCATTAAAACCGACCCAGCGATAAGATCAGTCTTGATCAGACTGACACCTGTGCTAACGAAGATAACGGCAACCGTAAGTAAAAACTCTTTTGTGTAATCCATATGTTTTATTAATTAAATTATCCTAACAATATTCAATGTTGCCTGTGCGTTACCATTTGCCCATGCATCGGCATACGCTCCAGCCGTATTGGATATAAAAATCTGATCACCTGCTGATAACTGAATAACAAATGAATAGGTCAAATCAGTAATGATCGTGCCACCAATTTCATTCGTCCCCTGACTCTGATACAAAACATTATTCTTATATAAACCAATTCTTGCACCCATATCACCACTGCTATAATTTATGAATAAATAAGTAATACCGGTAACCAAATACACTCCGCTATTCTTGGCTGTGAATTTTCCAGTAGTCGGATCATACTCATTCATGTTGTCTGCAATTTTATTCTCAAACTTGATCGGACTGCCAAATCCGAAACTAACCTGTGAATTGCGGTAATAGGCGCAAAAACTGCCCGAGGGTAAAACTGCTGACGGAATCTCCCCTTTATCATTCAACTTGGCAATCTTGTTATAATCAGAATAACCTGCCACCTCAATTGCGTTGCTCGCACAATCAAGATATGAAGTTGCTCCATTACCGGTGATGTCCGTACCGGCACTAGGTGCTAATAACTTCAATATCGATCCGTTAGCCGCTTTTGTGGATGTAATCTCGAATCTGTTGGCCGTAGCATTAAACACACAAGTCTCGGTTGATCCAGTTACCAACCTCAACCTTGATTGCAAAATAAATGCCACATCTGCAAGTGTTGCAATGCTTAGCCAAGGATATCCTGACATTGAAAATTGTACATTCGCATTCTGCCACGCTCCATTGTATGCCTGACCGTTAGTATAACTGTAATAACCTGAACGATACTCAAATCTCGCACCTACATTTGCCGAGAACGTAAAGCAATAAGTTTGTCCCCTCACAACCTGAACGGGAGTGGCAAATGTCCATGTGCAAGGCAAAGTCCCTGATCCAGGTGAACCTTGATAGGCTGTGGCAATAATTGTGCCATTCATGTCCTTGCCGTTTCTAACATACATATAACCATCACCATTGCCCCAATAATCTGCTGTAACAGTAATTGAAGTGATGCAGCCGGTATCATTGGCCAAGAACGATTGACCAGCATAACCGCCACCATTAAACGAACCGCCACCGTTGCCGATCATGCCAGCAATTGTCGTCTGAACATTGTTCAACAAATCAATAGCCACATTATCGTAAACATTGCCATCGACTGAAATCTTGATCTTGCCATTATTAGCACCATTGGCTAAAGCCTGCCAAACTGCAATAGCACTTAGAGTTTTACCACCAAGCAACTTGCCCAAAATATTGATCGTATGACCAACTCCAGCAACTTCTGTCGCATGACTAGCACAATCCAAATACAAAGTCCCGCCATTGCCACTAATATCAACTCCACTGCTCGGGGCCATTAATTTTAAGACCTGACTTGCTTGCCCAGTGATGCCAGAAGTGATGACATATCTACCATTTGCAAATTTAACTGTTTCCAGTCCGCAAGTGATTGCCCTGATACCAGCCTGAACGGCAGAAGATATAGTTGTCGTGGTGTGATTGCCAAAAGTCTTGCCCATGACCTCAAACGTAATATCTTCACCTGAATAAGAAGTGCCATTATACCAACACTGCCCGCCAGCGTATGGATTGGTTTGTGCTCTAGCGATGGTCGCATTGTTCGTGCAAGTTCCTAGTTTTAAAACGTAGGTCTGTCCAGCGGTCACATTTAATGGCGTAGTGAGCGTAAAGGTGAACCAACCAGCCGCATTGACTGGCGAGGTAATAGTTACCGACTGCGTGTAAACAACTGAACCACCACCCGGCACCGAACCTGATCTAATTTCAAAAGTTGTAACCGGTGCCGTGCCACCGACATTAGCAAAATAAACCTTGAATGCTGTTAATTGCAACATGCCTGCCGGTATGGTTATCATTTGCTCGACTGCCCCACTATTTAAAATAAACGACACACCGCCATTCACGAGTTGTGAAATTAAATTGCTTTCTGCCGAATACTGAAAAAGATTGACTGCCACATTGTCATAGATTGCATTATCAACACTGATCTTAAATTTTCCACTATTTGCACCCTGACCTAAAGCATCAAAAACCGTTGTTGCACTAGGACTGGTGCCACCATTCAGATAGCCGGCACTTGTATTAATAATGCCGTCAATTATTTCTCGCCTAACAGACAACTCATTGTTCAAATCAGATGCGTATAATTTCTCACCAGCTACCCATTTTTTAGTTATAAAACCTAATAAGCCCATATATTATTCTTTGAAATCATCGGTCTTGGCTCTGCCAACCAATTCATTCGTTTTAGCATTCTTAAGAAAATGGCAAGGTTTAACCTGCTTGTCGAACTTCTCTATGTGACCATCCAAATCGGCACTGACAACCTGATGTTCAAAACCCAATTCCGAAACCACCTTATACGCCTCAAGTTCATCACTGACTTCGATTTTTATCTTTAAAATCATATTAAGCGTTTAATAAAGTGTATTTGCATGAAACAACCAAAACCACTGTGTTTGTCTTAACCCAATTCAGCCCAGCAATATGTGACCATAATTGACCAGTATTTGCCCCAGCTAAACCATCGATGCAATTGCCAAATTCGGTATAAGTACCAACACACTCGGTCTCGGTAAAATAGCCGGTCAGATAAGACACCTTGCCTGATGCTGTTGCACTTGCTGTATTGTTGCGATAAGTTTCGGTAAACAACTGCGTATCGGTTTCAGCTGGTGTACCACTGCCAGTGCCTAAAATCATTTTATTGATAATGCCGGTATAGGTTGTATCTCCCGCCAAACGACGTGCTACTGCATTAAAACCATTAGCACAAATAACATTTTTAATCTCTTCAGCTCTTACTAATTGCCCCAGCTGATATAATTTCATGATTGACGGCTGGTATTTGCGACATTTCAATAAAACCTTATTCAAAGCCACCTGCCATTCTGCTAAATTGCTCTGATCGTAAAACTCGGCTTTGATTTCTCCTGTCGCTCCAATATTTTGATCTAACTTGTTCATATATTTCTAGTTTAAAGTTGTTCTGTCCAAACATAGTTCACGCTTAGGATCGGTCTGACTGGTCGGCACATACGGTGCTAACACGAAATCTGGTCTAACCCCTGCTCCAAACGGATCCTTTATAATATCCTCAGAAATGCCAGCTGACTGCACATCAGCCATTTTAATTTTTAACGAAATATCCTCACTAACACCCACTTCTTCATTCAAAACATAATACTTCTTCAATACTGCATTCTCATTTAAAACCAACCTCTTGTTTTGATCAGTCAAAAGTTTCTGCAAGAAACTGATAATGCCCAAAGTTCTCATGGTGGCAAGTTCTGCCGTCCATTCCCCCTGACTGGCGGTCAACATCTTAAGCGACACCCGCATGATCAAAAAGTTTTCTGATATATTTCTGTTAGCCAAATCAATCTGAATAGTCTGCCCTGATGACAAACCACTCCTGTATGTCCTGAAACTGCCCTCCCTGATCGTATTAGCGTATGCTCCCAGCTGTGCCTCGCCATACATCTTCGCCTCTTCTGCACTTTTGATATTGGTGTCCACCTTGCTGAACTCAAACCGCCCATATTGAGCAATGCTGATCTCATCCTCAACTTGCACCATAATCGGAATCAAATACTTTCCACTAAACTCAATAACTGCATTGTTTGCTGGTGCATTTACAAAACGAATATATTTCTCATTGAAACTCCATAAACAATCGAAGTCTGCATCGTTATCCAAAAAATCCACGCCAACCCTAACTGCAACATTGCTCACCTTAACCGTAGGCTTGTTTGAAAATTTAAAATCAGTCGGAAAGCTCTTCTTTGAACCATTGCCCACATAAGTCGTGGTTCTCGGGTTATCTGAAGTAATCTCACCACCCTCAATGACCACGACATTCCGTAACTGGCTCAAATCGCTATCAATCACCAAACTGTCGCGAATATAGACTGTACTATCGGCATCGGTTAAATCAAACGGTGCTGGTTTGTCATTCTTGGCAAACAAATGAATGTCTTTGTCATAATCAATATACCAACTGTAATTCAACAATTCGCATATTTCCGAGATGCACTTGCTCACGCTCAACTGATCAAAAACAATTGTGGTGATTGAAATATTGCAATTTAAATTGTGACCAGTAATGCCTGAACCTACTAAATAATTGGTAATAATAAAACTAACAACCTGATTGCCGGTCTTATTATCAAACCGCTCTGTCACTAAAATCCTGTCCAAGTCCAAGGTGTAGTCCTTAGCCTCAATTTCATAAAAATTAACATCGCCTGAACTAGAACTAGCCACCCTGATAATCCTCCCGCCAAATATCTTCAATACCCCATCATAAACCTCGACCGTATCACTTATAGACGGCTTGAAACTCTGCCCTTCATAAACTCTGATCGTGAAATTGCACAAATTCGGTTGTTCATTAATATTGTCCTCAATGCCAAAACTCTCCCAATCGATCAGGTTCGTTTTATCTGAATTGTTGATTTTTACAATCACATTCATACTAGCCGAGCAAATTGCTTGCTTTAAGTTTCTTAATCATCATGTCACCGATTTTCTCTGCACTCTGCCTATCCAAAAAAGTATTGCCTGACATATTGATCACAATGCTCCCACTACCGCCTAAACGATTATTCGGCACGATATTGCCACCACCGCTCGGCACAAACAACTCGGGTCCCTGTTCACCCACCAAATAAGCCTGCCCGCCAAAAACACTGCCACCGCCCGCCCTTGCACCGCCGAACCCCAGCATTCCACTGACTGCATTCTTGGCATTGGACACGATGTTCAAACTGTTCAACTTATTAATCAGATTATCGATATATCCAATAACTGATGAAATAACGCCTGTTACACTTTCCCAGCCTGCCTTGAAAAAATTGATCCATTGCACCACCTTCTCGATAACAACCGTTAAACCCTGAATCAGAACAATCAAGTTGACCTCAATGATTTTGGTAACGGCAATTAATGCCCCAAGTAAGATAATGCCAATAACCTTGGCCAAGGTTTCCAAAAATGGCTGAAGTGGCAATAATGCTTGCCATAACTTCTGCAATTCCGGTGATAAATTCTGCCTAAATACCAAGGCGATATTATTCCAAGAGTTCTGAAAGATATCGAGCAAACCCTTATAGTCATTAATTATCTTCATGCCATCCTTGAACAAATCCGACAATTTTTTGTAAACATCAATCACCTCGATCACAATCGCCCGCATAACCTGAAATGACTGCAATATGACCTGCCCAATAAGCCTTGCTGTTTCCTTTAATTTCGGATTGACTTCATTGTCGCTGGTATACGCCCAATTTCTGAACGACTTGATTGCCTCGTAAACATAGGTAACCAATGGCTTCATAGCATCATCGAGTAAATCACCCAAGATGAGCTTTAAACTGACAATGCCGTCCTGAACTGACATCGATAACTTATACCAACTGCCCATTGCCTCGTGATATGACCCCTGCATGCGAGTAGCCTCCTGAACGACTGCGTTATACATTGCCTGCGTTTTTTGAGCATAAGTCATCTGACTTGTTTTGATGCCCAAGGCTTTGGAAAAATCACCGTAAACTTTGATCAGATTAACTTCAATACCATACTCACTCAACAATTCCGGTCGCAATTTAATAATTGACTCCATCATCGCCTTAATAGCATCGTTTGAATTCTTGTTCGAAGCGGCTGCAACATCACGACCACGAGTCACCAGCTCCAAGGCTTGCTTTTCGTTCATGTGGGTCATGATTGCCGTTTTGGTCAAATCAATAGCCGTCAACATGTCCTTGTTTTCATCCCTGATACTTTTGACCAAGCCATCGATCTGCTGGCGTGTCCAATCATTATTCTTGCCCAAATTATAGATAACAGCTTTTGACTGCTCTAACTGACCAGACAAGCCAATACTCTCCTTCACCAAGTCCGTAAACCCGCTGGCGACCTTAGTGACAATGCTGGCAAAAGCGTTATATGCCAAATTACCAACAGCCACTGCTTTTGTCATCACGCCAAAAGAGTCTGACGATTGTTTAACATTGTCATTCATGTTATTCATCGCCAAACCAACCTTTTTAATCTCGCCTGATGCTTCATCAACTGCCTTTAATATAATTTGTAGCTCTCTATTTTCCATTTTGTGCTTCTCTTATTTCCATAATGAATGCGAACACACCCCTGATGAATTCGACTTTTTGCCCTAAAAACTCCTCTTCAGTCCAGCCCATCTCTTTGCATAAAAACAACTTAATTGTCTGCTGATTCCACTCACTATATCGGACTGCCCGCTTTATCTCATAAACTAATTCGGAGTTACCGCTAAAAAACTCTTTAAGAATGAAAGATTGTCCTGAATGAACTTCAAATCAGTAAAACCCAATAAATTGACCGAATTGAAATCTACTGGCAACCTTGACCCATCTTCACCCTCTGCATCCCATTCGATAATCAAGCGAGTAATCATGGCAATCATCTTCTTGAACTCTGATTGCTCCCCTTCCAATGCCTCAAGATCGCCTGCCAACAAACCGTCCTTGATCTTTACCGTAATGCCACTCTCGGGCAAAACTAAATCTTTTATAACTCTCGTGTCTCTTAATACCGGCATACGTTTAGTAATTAGTTTCTAAATTAGTTAATACCGCCTCAATGCTTTTCGAGTCGGTGGATGAATACAAGCCCTTGAATCCAACCGTCACTTTGACAATGTCATTATTGTCACCACCCTCGACTGGATCCTTAAACTTGATCTTTGCCAAATCAATCTTTAATCTCGGATTGCTTGAAGTGCCAATAGTCTTGGAGCTATTAACAATATCAATTCGCAAGGCTTTCTGCGTGCCATTTAAGGCATAATCCTTGAGCGTGGTATCCTTGAACAGAATCTCAAGCGTACCTTCGATTGATAACTCCTTATTCAAGAAGTCATTCGGTTCATTTGTCCCCAATCGCTTGTCCTCCTCCAAGTTTTTCGCAATCGTCAAGGTAATCTTGCGGGCATCAATAGACGTAGCCGAATCAAGCCCTGATAAGCTATCAGCTAGCTTAATGCTGACATCTTTGCCCATGAAGTAATTCTCGGTCACATAACCTGCACTATTAGCCGATACTGCACTTGTCTTGCCCTTTAACTTAGCCTCAAACTTCACATAATCATGGGCTTGGCTCTCAATCTTCAAACTTTCAATCACACAATTGCCATAAGCCTTCTGCTCCACATCACCCCTTTTAACCTCAATCGTTAAGGTCGGGTGTTTAGCCGACTGCAAGACTGAAAAGGTGTGATCATAAACCGTCACATCACCCACCTTGGCAACACTCGACACCTGACCCAATGCCCCTAAAATAAACAAACCGAAACTCTTATCAAATGCCTCACCTTGAATCTGACCATCGGAATATTTATTCTTAATGATCATATCTTCCGAATCCTCAATGACTCCGCAAGCCCGCTCACTGACCACCGTCTCAATCTTGTCATTGTATTCAGCCGTCAATGGTTTTAACCAATACTTCGGCACGACTTTCGTACCTCGAACAGTTTCCCGCCCGATACCAATATTATATTTTCTCTTGATTGACTCGCTCATATATTTTCTTGATTAATTATTTGATTTAACTGCTCATCGGCATCCTCTTTATTCAATGCCTTGATCGTGATGTTAAACTCCGGATAATTAAACTCGATTAATTCCTCACGTTTCTCCGGTCTGATTGATTTGTCTTCAATCTCGCTTTTTTTAATAGACATAGTTTTAATTTAATTGTTTAAGTTTTGTGCAAACGACTTCTAACTGTAAAACCCGCATGAGCAACTCCCGATCATCCCAAGCATATGAACTAATAACCGACACATCATCACAAATTCCTCCCAAGGTGTCATCTTCATCAAACATATCGTCAATCCGATCACCAATCGCAATAATCACATCCTCACCTGACTCCTGACCCCTAGCCTCCTGATTAATCTCCTGAAATATCTGCACTTTGAATTTATAGGTTTTCTTAACCGTCTTAATACTCTCCCGCTGTTTAGTGTTATCACTGCCCAAAATGACTGCTGTCGGAAATTTCGTGAAATGCCCCTTGTTATACTTGAATACCGCCTCAATGCCCTCCATGTTATATAACTTCGTGTATAAGGCGTTTAATATTTCTGATCTCATATGCGTTTGATTATATTTTCTAAAACTTGGCTGAATATTTGTCTGACTTCCCCCTCCGCACTTGCTACCGTTCGTTCAACAAACGGATTCGGCTTTGTGCCTTTTTTGGCAATCGACCGCTGAACTGCGTATGGATTAATGCCTTTCTTAATCGCCCAAATCCTCAAAGGATCTCGTGGATTTTTAACCGACACATAATGTGGTGGCGTACCTTCGTGAACATCAATGGCGTAATTCTTATCCGGTGCAATGGTCACATTATTCGGTACCAACCTCATCATGATACTTTGCCGTAATTGCCCACTGACACCAATTGGCACTTCTTCCTTCTCAATGCGAGTGATTAATTTACCCGCTCGCTCCAAGCCGTCCTGTATTTCCTGATCGGCTATGCTCGGAAACTGTCGAAATACCTCCCTAATTTCGTTTAAATTTTCAAGATGTATTTCAAATGGCATATTAATTACTTGGCTTATATATAATCGCTTCAGTCCATCTAAGAGCCTTATCTCCAACCCTTACAATATTTTTAATTATATATTCTACCCCTTCGCAGATTAATTTATCAGTTTCGTTAATATCGATTTTCTGATCAGCATACAATTTGGCCATCTTGGCCGGATTACCTTCACTTATAAGCAAATCTTCAGCTTTTATCTGCCTGATAGATACCTTGCATTCTCCGTAATATTCGTACGCCTCCTTGGTCTTGCCTTGATCACTGACTAATCGGTAAATCATTGCTTTTTGTTTGAAGTCATTCATATGCCGTATAAACGATATTTCAAAATCACCTTAAAAGCTGGATCAGACAAATCCTCTTCCCAAATAATTTGAGCATCGGCAAATTTTTCATTCTGAATGCCATCACTTTTTCTTTTATTCCAGATCTTTCCCATTATCTTTAAAATCGCTAACTTCAAATCAAGGGGCAGATTTTCAGCCTCAAAACCAGCAGTATAAGTAACACGATAATTGCGATAACCATCAACGCGAGCCTGAAGCATGACCATACCACCTTCAATAAAGGCGACATATTCCCATTCCTCCAACTCAACCCAACCACCATTCCGATATTGATCAACCTTTATATTTTTAATATTGGTGGTATTCTCTAAAAACAAATCATCACTGTTGCCATCAAATATTTCTACAAATTCTTTAGCCTTAATCGAATTACTACAAAATGCTTCAGACCAAGCAATTACTCCTGGCAAGATTAATTCGATCGCTTCATCATCATCATCTGTGTCGATGCCTGCATAAGTTTTAAAATCGTCTACTGTGATAATCATAAAGTTAAAAATCTTATTCCAATCCCGAATTGCTTCGGGATTGAGTAAACCTTTTAAGCCTTGGAACAAATCTTCTCTTCAATCAACTTGTTGGCCATTACAGGCTCAAAGCCTGCAACTTCTCCCTTTAAATAAGGTGTGTGACTTTTATTAAACACTACCTTCACCAACTTTGACTTGGCAGGCTTTTCTTTAACTTCTGCTCTTTCACTGCCTTTTTCGCCATTTGATTCACCTTCATTCGGATTTTTATCCGCTTGCTTTTCTTTGTCATTTGCCATAGATTTAATTCTTTATTATCTAAATCGTTCCCGCCTCAACCACCCCATGCTACGGCGAGGCGGGAACGATATTAGTTATTTAACGCCGGTCAATCTCTTGCCAGCATCGGGCATGGTAAATACACCATCAATTGCTTCGGCAACAACCACCTCGGTCTGCAATTTGCTGATAACCTTGTCAGTATCAATGAACATCTCCTCACCATCCTTAATCCAGTAGTACCAAGGATCGAAGAACAAGATCTCGGTTTCATCCATTCCATCACCTAAGTTAGCCGGAATATCAACGCACTCCAATACCGGGCGATTGAATATCGTCTGATCTCGAACATCAAATATCGGCATATTATTCTCATCAGTCAAAGACCTGATTAATTTCATGCCAGCTCCAGAGGTCATGAATACCGCATTTTGTCGATACTGCTCTGGCAACTCATAATAGAGATTTACCAAATCTTTATACTTGAAAGCTGTATCAAATTGAGCAATCTCCGCAAGTCCTGCGGCTCTTACACCGGTAGGCTTACCCACACCATCACCTGCCACAAATGCCGACTCCTCTGAATCTCTTAATTTCCTTGAACTCAACTCACCAATAAAATTGACAATGTTATATGCCGAGGTATTCAACAACTTGCGAGGAATTAAAACCCTGGCCGCCAAGTAGAAATCAGACAGACTTCGCTTTTCAATTGTTGGGTCGCTGTCCGTGATGGTCTCATTGTCGTCTACCCAATATGCAGTGACTCCAGTCCCCTCAACTGGCAACTGAAAATTGCCGCTTAGCTTAAAGACATAGGCCAACTGGCGAAGTCTAGAAATTTTATCTTTTTTAGTAAGAATAAAATTAGCTAATTCGGTTGGAACAGTGTATCCGAATGATGCGTTGTTAACACTTACCACCTTCTCCTCAATTTTGCCCATGCATACGTCTTTAACGAACTGGGCTGCTTTTTCAATCTTCTCATCTTCAGTCACGACCTTAAAATCCTTCAATCCCTCTTGAGATTCCTTTAATATCTCCTGCTTTAGCTCGACTGCAACCTCCTTAACTCCGTCAGCGATTAGGCCTTTTAATTCTTCCATAGTCACTTCCATGACTTGGGCTTGCTTTTCTTTTGGATCCATATTTTTATCACTTAGTTATGCGGAGCAAATACTCCGCCTGTTTATCAATTTGTTTAACCACCTGCCTAATACGGAGAACTTTTTGTGTGTCCGCAAGAGTATCGACCTTTTGCCCCTCTTCATCAAGGGATTTTAAATAAGCGATATATTTATTGCTCATCTTTATGCTTTGCTTTTCACCACCCTTATAAAACAACTTCACTTCTTTGCTTTTATTATCCACTTCAACAAAATCAACTATTTGCTCTGCCTTATTATCATCTTTCACGCTCACTAACTCAGTATCAGGATTGGCACCAGCCAAGACCGGTGACCATTCGTACAACTTAACCTTTTTAATGATCCGATTATCTTTCTCATCCCATTCGTAATCAAGAATCTTAAAACCAATACTAAATTCATCGATGATGCCAAACTTGATATCCGAGTATGCTTCTTTACCCCGCTGAGTTTCCAAATTAAACTGTCCCTGAATAAACAAACCCTTGTTGTCCTCATACGCCTTCAAGGTCTTGGCAATCGGTTCATCCCAATTGTGCATCCAAACACCCTTGGGTAGTTTATTATTCAAACTCTCAGAAAATGCCCCTCGGCGGATGATGTCGCCCACCAGATCAATGTTGTCAAAGATTGAAACATAGGCCTCAACAATGCCTTCTGACTGTGCATCCTTTTCCTCAACAATCTTAATATTAGCCTTAGCCTTAATCCTGATCATCGTATTTATATCAAAATTATTTTGGCCTTGTTTTTTAATTGTTTCGCTCATATTGTTTTGTTAATTATTTATAATGGCGTAAAATCACACTTGCAGTTCGGATGAACTGGAATCTGTCCTGCTATATCCTTAACTGTCCACCCCTGTGTTGCCCTGTCTTGGCAAGTTGAGCATGCATCGGGCGATAATAGCCACTCAACATCCGTAAAACCGTAATGCTCATATGTTTGCCGATGTGCCTCTGCCACACCTCGTGATGTTTCGGTACGAGCAATCAATTCGGCACGATAATCAACCGCAAAATCAAATACTTTTTCAACCCTAGTCTTTAACTCCGACAAACTCTCACCCGCCGAAATACCCTCGTTCATGGTTTTTTCAAAATCGGCAATCGTAGTCTCGGTAATGCTTGTGCCAATTTCTTCACTGACCTGATCGAGCCAGGACTTGATGAAATCCATGTCCATGATCACATCTTGGTCAATCAAGGCACTTGCCCCTGCCACGCCAGTCATCACTGTCTCATACATTAATGGGCTGATAACTTGAATCGTGGCTGTCACCTCATCCGTCTTACTAAGACTTTTAAAATCAACGCCGACTTGATCGCTTTTCTCAATTGAATTAATAAACCGCTGCTCTTGCTCCACGAACAAACTTGTCATTTTGCTTTTCCACAAACCTTCTAGCTTTGATTCACTCAACATTCTCTCTTGATAAAACTTGTGTTTTTGCTCGTCAGTTAGTCGCTGATTCTTATTTACTATCTTTAAAATTATTCTCTTGTTTTTAAACAAACTGGACATTGCCTTCTTAGTTGCCTTTTCTGCCAATCTTTTCATTTTCAAGTTGCGATTTAGTACTCGTTTTTTGACATACTCCTGCTTCTTCAAATTAACTCGACTGGAACTGAACGCCTTGATTTTGATAATCTCCTTCTTCTCACCGCCAATTAAAGGCATATTGGATAACGGCATGTAAATATAATCACCACCTGCGACTGGTTGCAGTCCCTCATCAACCCTAATCTCATTCGTGGTCAACCATTTATTCCAGCCCTCGACTTTACGTTTTAAATCCATTTCCTCATCTGCTCTGGCGAGGGGAGAAAAATCAAGCCACAAGTCACTACCAAACATTGGCACTAAAAATTCATTCAACTGCTCAATTAACTCGGTGGCCAAGGGTTCTAACGTCCATTTATTGAAAGCATATTCTGCCGCAACAGCACTGGCACGATTAACATCCTCAAACACGCCAAGAATTGGCTTCGGCACACCAAAGATCGACAAGATCTCATCCCTATTCATCTTGCGACTTTCAATGAAATCCAAATCCTTTGGCGGAATTGTTGCCGGCTTGAATTTCATACCTGCCTCCAACACCTGAACATGATACGAATTCTCATAACCCTGAAACTTTTCTTTGAATTCTTTCTTTAGGCGACTGATCATCCCTTTGCTCGCATTGCCCTCAAGTTCTAAAAATCCCGATGGTCTTGCATTGTTTTTAAGTAAGTTGCTATTTGATTGAACGATGTAATCATCGTTCTCGGCTGTCTGCCTTACTGCTTCAATTACGCCAATGCCTTTGTCAGGATTACGTGGATTATAATTCTTGAGCCAGATAACCTCCTCCTTGTTAAAAGTACGTTTATATGTCCCGATTTCATAAACATAATTCACCACCTGTCCGTTATCATCACGATTGACTCTGAAATACTCTGGCCGAGCCAAATATATATTTGAGGGATATTTATCGCTTTCATTAGCCTTAGTTAAAATCCAAGGACTAGCACCCAATAAATCACGATAAATAAAACTTAATTGCAAAAAATTGTATTTAGTCATCTCAGGATTAATACGATAAAGTAAATCCAGCAACTCATGTTCAATAACCTCCTCCACCTCACCATTCTTCTTATTTCGATACAATTTAAAATCAATCTGTGCCAATCCCATGGAACGACGTGCTACGCAAGCATAAATCCATGACTTGTAAAAATCTAAAGCATCGGCACGAGTAATTACGTTAGACATCATGCCGCTGTTCATAAAAAACGAGAATGGCACGCCTTGCGTTGCGGTTTTAAATAATTTATTCCAAAAACTCATACTATTTTGGCAAATCGCTTTTAACTTTTATTAATATGTCATCAAAGGTCACGGTTTGACCATCCTCAAAAACCACTCGAATCTCACCGTAATACTTACCCACCTCATCAAAGTCACCAGCCTTCACTGTGTACTTAATCTGACCTTGTGGTCCATCAACAACCACCATTTCTCCCTCGAACTTAATCTCATTTGCCCTCTTTTTCTGGACTCGCAACTTGATACTAGATGCAGCATTGAGATTAATAGCATTGCCATTGAAGTCACGCAAAGTGAAATCAAGGTCGAAGCCCACATCATTCTTAATTGTCTCAATATCCGTTCTCATGCTTTTGACTTTAAAATAAATTGGCGTGTCTTATCTGTCATCTCATAAATCTTTTTACGGGCACTGGAAAATAGCTTGGCAAATGTCGATAACTTAACTATTGAAAATACAGAACAACTCAATACCAACTGCCAAAACATGATCGGCACTAACGCCACTACTCCAGTGGCCACCTGACTCAGAACTTTGAATCTGATCGAAACCTGCTTCAAACTAATAGCACCAGTACCAAGTAAACTGATCGACTGTTTTATTACCGGCTCGGTATAATATACTTTGAAAGCAAAATCATGACTCGGATGTGGCGTAGTATCAATGTACGACATGCCATCGGGATACGGATTACCAAAAACGTTCTTGCCCCAACTCATGTAACTGCCACCTGGCCTCTGCAAATTAATGTAATACATCTTGCCTGGCGTAACTGTGAAAACTGTGTCAAACCAAAACTCATTCCAACCCATCTGCGTAAAATGCACTGTCTGATAATACAATGCCGGTCCAGTCAGGCTGTCTTTAATGGCAATAGCCATATAGGCATCGTAAGGTGAGCCATCGGCATACAAATCCATCTTGCAAATATTCTTCATGCCGGTAGGAATAAGAATCCCCTGATGCCACGAATTATTAATAATGGTCGATGAATTGTTAATTGAAGTCTGGCTAATGCCTAATATCGCCTCCATATCACTGAATTTCAAGAATTATGGTAAATTCCACCTTATCCCCGCTATTTACCCCAATGCCCACAAAATCGCCATGTATGAGCAAATTTCCGGCCGTAATGGCCGTAAATAACCCCGCCTCGGTGATCGTTTTAGTCGCATTGGCCGTATGCATGGAAACCCACTGTATCTGATCGGATCTCGGTTGTGTTCTAGTGGCCGATATGCGAGCCTCACTGGACTCGTTAAACAAAGTGGTGTTATTCTTGGCAATCGTCCCGGCACCGGTTCCCCAACCCACGTACTCGCCCGCATTTAAGGTCTGGCCGTCAATCTTGTCGATAATCCAGTCCTCGCATGCATTGGTCAACACGACTGCAAAATACAGAAAACGATTGATCAATTTTTGTAGTTTATTCTCGATGACTAAAATCATATTGTTTATTTATAAAATGTTTTCTAAATTTAAGTCCTTGCTTTAACAATCTCGATTCACTCCACTTGCCTTCACCCGCTCGCATGACACGTGCGCAGATACTGGTTCGCTTGACTACTGCCACTCGCAGATGACCGCCCAGTCGATTGACGAATCTCAATAAGGTTTTAAATAATTGTCGTTTAATCCATGTCATAAAGTTATTATTCTAGGCACTGATTGATTTCGTTTATAATAGGTGAAGCATAGGCCGTCCCAAAAGTCTGGACTTGGTACGCCTCGGGCAATCAACTCATCCTTGGACTCCATTTGAATCTTGCCGTCCCCACCACTCGCTATTTTCCACTTGATCTCATCTACTTCGGCAAACTCCTTGCCATAGATTTTACCACCCTGCTCGGTGAGCATCTTCTTGGCTTGAAAATTTGCCTCAGCTTTTACGTTAACGTACACATCCTTGCCTGCATCACTGGCTTGATCGTTAGCCCGACAAGAATTAACAAAAATACCATCCTCTTCTAGCCGATCAACCACACCAGCCCCTACACCGACCACATCCACAAAGACATCCAAATAATCAATATGCTCTTCTCGACAAATCAACTTAATCTCTTTGGCCACATCCATGATGTTCTTCGTCTTAATCTTCCGCTTTACGTATGCCCTAGGTAGACTTGAACCTTCCTCTAAACCTCGGATAATAAATGCCGTCCAATTACCACCCCTTGCCACATCAACACCTAACCGTTTACCCTCCCGCTTCAATTTAGGTCGTTCCTCGCAATACATCACTTTCTGCTCTGTTGAAGTCATCAACTTTCGATAACCCTTAGCATCAACCTCATTCTCATCCGGGAACTTGCAACGATACAGGATATCAGCCAAGGGTAACTTCAGGGCTTTGCTTAAGAACTCCGGCGTATACCTGCCCTCCTTCAAGGCCTGATCAGAATTTATAAAGATTTTGAAATAATCCTTATCCTTCCATGACCGCTTAAAATGATTATTGTGAAAGGGGTTGCCGATCTTGATATAGCACGACTGCTTGCGTTCTTTACCCACCTTCTGCTTACCGGCAATCATGCGAAAAATCGTGGCTTCAATTTCGTCTGGGATCAAGGCACTCTCATCCTGAATAACAATACGACCACCCTCACCCATAACTGCTTTAACTCCATTAGCCGCACTTCTAGCCTCAACACTTAAAGCGAATAGACCACCACCATTGCGTAAAACGATTCTATCCTTACTGGCCTCTTGTCTTAACATGTCGATTCGATCTTTCTTTTCGAGCAAGGAACTAAACAACGGGCTATCATCGATATGCTCGATGTAGTAACGCATAATCTTCTTGGCCTGTTCTTTTTTCGGGGCAACCACCGGTATCAACTCGCCCTGAATACAACTGACCACAATACACGCCAAGGCAACAATTAAGGACTTACCATACTGGGTACATGCAATGATTTGAATGTACCCATAGTGCCTGAACACGATCGCCCAGAAAATCACCAGCTGACCTTCCGATATCACCTCATTCGCCGGTTCACCTTCTAACTTGAATTGTTTTAAAAGAGCGATGCATGTCTCCCTTTCGCTAGTCGGTATGATTGGCAATTGGGGGTTTTGCATTATTATCTTGCTTTAACTGGTTTATTAAATCACTGAAATCTTTCCTCATTTGCTCCATGTCCGCTGAATTGCCGGTATCGATTTCTGACTTTACTTTGTAATTTGGATGTCGACATTTCAGATAGAAAATAATCGAAGCAGTATCATCATTAGCGATTTTTCCCAGTAACTTACCCTCGACATAGTACCGCTGTGCCCACTCAACCACATCAACCTTCTTGGCAAACTCCTCATCTTCTTGTAACCACAAATAATAGGTTTTAGGCGAAATGCCAACTTTTTTGCATGCATTCCTGACAATGCCCATGTTCTTCTCCAGCTCGTCCAGAATCTTCTCTTTGTTCTTGATAATCCTCAGTTCGATTTTCCCCTTTTTTATAGTGTTACATTTGTTACATTTCTCTTGTTCCATACAACTTCAGACTCACACTGTTTAAGAACTTTGCCTTGACGGAAAAAATGGAGTTTAGCCGACATTTCGGTCTTGAAAAGGCGATAATTACCCCTACACTCCCCCATACACAATCCGAAGGCTTTCTTAGTATCTATGACCTCTCCAGTTTTTATACAATAAAAATTCATAACTTTTTGACTTTCTTATTGGTAAATTCCTCCCAGCGCTTAATTATTACATCAACATATTTCGGATCCATTTCCATCGAATAGCACACTCGATCCATTTGTTCACAACTCATCAGTGTTGAACCTGAACCACCAAACAGATCGACCACAATATCCCCACGCTCACTGTTCTTTTTGATGCCCCTTTCTGCAAGTCTCAATGGTTTCTGTGTCGGGTGAACATATTTCTGCGTAATATCCCGTTTTTCGTACCAAACATCCATCATCTCGCTGTAATCATCAAAATCAAGATTGAATACGTCCTTGAAATTTGTGATCTTCCGATTTTTGTAATGCACCTTTTTGTTCTTCCAGCCAACCATGCAAGGCTCATACTGACGGTGATAATCTTGACCTCGCGAGAAGACCATCGAATTCTTAAGCCAAATAATGATCTGACTCATATGCCAACCTGAATTGTCAAAGGCATGCCGATTAATACTGTTATTCTTGTTGGCAAACCACCAGTAAATCGTCACATCATCAGTACTAAAGTCGAATAGATTCTTCAAGACATCGATGTAAAACTCTAAGCAATCCTCGTCCGATTTGTTATCATTGAAAATCTTGCCACCTGTACCACCGAACTTGGTCGAACTATAATCTAGACCTCCGGGTGATTTATAGTCCACGTTGTAAGGCGGATCAGTAAAGACTAGCCTTGCCTTCTTTTCCTTCATCAAAACCTCCACGTCTGACCGCTTAGCCGAATCACCGCACATCAAGCGATGTCTACCTAACTCGTAAACATCTCCGGTCTTGGCTTTTGGCTCCTTGATCTTGTCATACTCCTCCTGAGCATCAAATCCGTCCTCCCTAACTTCAGTAATGATGTCCTCATCGAAACCAGTAAGCTTAAGCATCTCATCGTCCAACTCCTTCAACTCCTTAATCACCAGCTCCATATCCCAAGGACTCTCGTTGAGCTTATTATCAGCTAAACGATAAGCAATAGCCTTCTTGGCCGGTAAGTCAACAATGATGCACGGCACTTCTTTGAGCTTTAAAAGTTTAGCTGCTTCGAATCTGCCATGACCGACAATAATGACATTCTTCTTGTCCAAGACCATTGGCTGATTAAAACCAAACTCTCGAATACTATCAGCTATCAGTTTGACCTGCTTGTTCGCATGCTTTTTGGCATTCCTCTCGTATGGCTTGATCGCCTCGAGTGGTATCATTTGTTCTGTTCGCATATTTTACTATTAAAATTTTTGATATTTCTCGATTATTAAATTTGCCATCCCTGACTGTTTTTAAAATTGCACCCTCTAATCCCCTCACTATTTCCTTAACCTTCTGATTGTAATTTTTAATCTTCATTCGATCGGTTGCCTTAACTCCCTGTAAAAGTCGTAGGAACGGATCCTTGGCGACTGACAAAGCGTAATTGATTAATGCCCGCTCGTTGGTCCCATCTTGATAAAAAACGGCCACCTGAACGACTCCGATTAAAAAATACTTGGTACCAATAATGTCCCCATGCTCAGTTTGCTCGACCGAATTATTGAAATCGACACGCAAAATGAGATTTTTCTCAATTAGTCTTTTTAAATCTTCCATATCGCTATTTATTTGGTCTAAATATTTTAAATCCTGCCTTCTTTGCCAAACCCATTGCACATGCTCCCTTGTTCTTGGCATCCACACTCTCTGACACATCCAGTAGAATATTTTGCACTTTTTGAAATCCGATCTGCCGAACAACTCCAACCCATGCTTTGTGATTTTTTTGATCGCCTATCCTGCCCAACAGATAATGCAATTTGCCACTTTCCTCGTCCGATAGTTTATCCACAGTTTTCTCTGTAACGTTAACGTTGTTTTTATAACTATTAGTATTATTATCGTGTTCGTTTTCGCGAATAGGTAACCGTTCGCCAAACTGGACAGTTTCGGGATCTTTTGTGTTGTGACTATTCGTATTCGTGAACAGTTCATCGACCTTGGGTAAAAGCCGTACATACAGTCTTTGATGAATTATCCGGCAAGCAACATAACCCTCCTTTTCAATTTTTTTAATTCTTGGTGTAATCGCACTTTTGCTTTTAATACGCAATAAAGGCATCTCTTTCATAAGATGCTTATAATTCACCCATGTATAACCGTCTTGACGCTCCTTCTCTATTTTTTCATTGAGAGAGGTGCAGATGAAACACAAATATTCAATAATAGCACTCTCGATAAGATCGAGTTTTGTGTAGGCTAAAACTAATTGATTTATTGTTATCGTGTATTGCAT